ATGGATGCAAAACCACCAAGGGATGGGGATATCGTGCGCCAGCGCGGCTGCCCGACTGGCAGGAAGATGCTGGTCGAGGCCTCAGAGCTGGGAGATCAGCACGACTGGGAAGGCGTCCGCAACGGAGTGTACTGCACTTGGAAGGAGAACGGTGAGGAGCGGTTCGAGGTCTACCGCGCCGGCGACCTGGTGGTGGTCGAGCGCGCCGCCGGCTAGTCTAACGCCAGCAGTCAACATTTCGGCGGCGCTTGATGCCGCCTAAAATCCGCTCGACGATCTGCGACGGCAAATTGTAGGTGGCGAAGTACTCGGCCGCATCCTCTACGCCAAGCATCTCCTGAAACACAATGCCCACCTCAACCTTCTGCGCCGTCAGCCGATCGCTACGGCGGCAGTGGGGTTGTTCAACAATCGCGAGGCGGGATGCAGTGACCATGCAACAATAGTATGCCCGCCCGGGCCTTCGATATTGATATTAATCAATTCTGCCCGGTCAACAAGCTACGTGCCGGCCGGCTCCCAGTGCGACGCGCCGCCGGCGCGCACACCCGCCCACATCAGCCACCGGCGCCAGGCCGGCACGCCGGTCACCTCCGACGCCTCGCGCAGCACCGCGTCCGCCATTTCCCGCGTCACCTCATGCGAACTGTAGAGGTAGTCGTGCACCGCAGCCGCTTGGTTGGACGTGTCGCCCGTCAGTAGGAAGATCACCGGCAGCCGCGGCACGCTGGCCAGATCCGTCTGGAAGCCGCGCGGGACGACGAATGTCCGGCCGGCCACGTCGGACTGGTAGATCAGCGCCGCCGTCAGCACCCACTTGCCGTCGTCCGTATTGTCGGCCACTTCCAGCTGCAACTTGGTGAGGAATCGGCTCATGGCGTCAGGCTCCTGGGTGGAATTGCATAGGCCGGCGCGGCCGGCACTTGGTCGAACATCGGCAGCGGCCCGCACAGGGCGCGCAGGGCCGGCAGGATCTGCGGGTTGCGCAGCACGGCGCTGTACGGCGTGGCGCAGCCGGCGAAGGTCCAGACCGCGATGGCATTGTCCTGGGCGGCGCGCAGCGACACGCCGGCGGCGGACTCGTAGCCATTGACGGCCTGCTGGACGCTGGCGCAGCCGGCCACGCTGGCCAGCAGCAGGATGGCGACAGCTTTCACGGCGCCACCGACCCCGTCGCCTGCAGGGCGCCGGCCAGCACAATTTGCCCGACGGTCAGGCCCAACACAATCTGGTCGTGCACGCCCGGTTGCAGCGGCGCCGTCTCCACGATCTTGATCAGCGCCGGCAGCGCGGTGTCGTTCAGCGCCTTCAGGCTGGCGATATCGACTGTCGCGCCGGCGGCGCATACCGCGTCGACGATGGGCAATGCCCCTGCCAGGTCGTCATGGGCTTCGGTCGACAAGCCGCGCAGCACCGACAGCGAGGCGACGGTAATCTGGGCGGCCGGGCAGACTTGGGCCAGTACCTGCTGTGGCGATGCCTTCGGCGCGCCGGGCGCCGGGGTCGCGCACCCGGTCAGCGCCATGGCGCCGGCTGCCAGCATGGCGATCACCAGCAGCATGCCGGCGCGGGCGAAGCCGCCCTGCCCGCCCGGCGGCGTGGACGACGCGCCTGGCACCAGGATCGAGCCAGCCAGGCCGCCCGGTGCGAACAGGTCGCGGATGCCATAGCCGAGGAAGCTGCCGATCAGCGTCCACATCGCCTCGGCATTGTGCGCCGGCGGGAAGTAGGAAATGAAAACGCCTGCTGCGATAGCAAGCAACGAAAAAATCTGAACTGCCCATTGACGATTCATGGTGATGCCCCTTTACGGTTTGTCGAACTGCTGGAGGTTTCGCGACCGCATGGTCGCGATGATCTTGTCGGCGTAGGCCGGATCGGTGGCGTACCCCGCCGCGTGCACCACGCGCGCCCAGGCTTCGCCGCCAACGGCCTTGAAGCAGGCCGCGTACCGCTTGTTCGTGGAGAAGAACTTCGCGCGGTCGTCGAAGCACGCCTGCCAGTCCGGATACAGGCGCCAGCGGGCCGGCACCAGCATGCTCTTGCCGTTGATTACCTCGGTGCTGGCCATCTCCCAGAAAGGGCCATGCCAGCCAGCATCCGCCTTGATGTTGAAAAGATTTCGCGCGTTGGCGGCCGTCTTCGACGAGCCCCAGCCCGATTCCAGCGCGGCCTGAGCGATCGTGAACGAAGCTGGGATGCCGGTCAGCGCCATCGATGCGCGCGCGGCCGGCGCGATGGCGGCGATAAAGTCGGCCGGCTTCATGAGTGCGCCTTGTCGGCCTTGCCGTCGAGCTTGTCCTCGATGCGCTCCAGTTTCCCGAAGACCGCATCAATCGAACGGCTCACCTGGGACATCGCGGCGCCCAGGTCGTTTTTTGTGCTGAAGTTCTCGGCAGCATGCAGCTTGTATTCGGCCAAGCGCTGCTCCTGCATGGCATGGCGCTCCTGGCCTGCGCGCTCCAGTGTCGCCACGTCGGCGACTAGCTTGCGCAGCATCCACCACAGCACGAGGGCGAACGGCGTGACGAGCAGGCCGACGACCAACTCGATAATCAGGCGGACCAGCTCGAAGGAATCTTTGTCCATCAGGCCTCCTGCGCGTGGTGGATCACCTCAGCACCGGAGAACTGGTAGCCCTCCACCATGTACTTCTGCGCCAGCCAGATCGGCTCGGGCAGCATGTGCACGCCCTCGTCCTTGCCGGTGTGGTACTGCTTGCCCAGCAGCCGGCCATTGACGGTCATGTCGTCTACGAACAGATACGGGTCAACCGGTACCATGCGGCCGGATGCATCCGGCGCGGCGCCGGCGAAGAAGGCCTCCCAGTCGAAGGTCTGCGCATGCGGCCCCCACAGCCCGAACTTGCAGTCATTCGAGAAGCGCGGCCAGTCGACACCCTCGGCGAAGCAGCGCTCGATCGGATAGTGGTGGGCCTCCAGTGGGCCCAGGTCGGCCGCGGTGAGGCTGGACAGCCAGCACTTGCCGCCCTCGCGCTCGATCAGCGCCAGGCGCGTGCGCGTGAAGAGCGCCGATGCCGCGCCGCGCGGATCATGGCCTGGGATGTTGTACTCGACGGCCAGTGTCTCGCGCTGCTCGTGATCTTGCGTTACAGCTATCATGGATTTTTCTCCAGACGTAAAAAAACCCGCCGGAGCGGGTTCGATGGGGATGAGTATGAGGATGGTTAAAATCAGGTCGGCCAGGTCATGGCGGGCATCAGCGTGAGCAGTTCGGACACTGTCGGAGCAGCACGCGTACCAGCTTGGACCTCAGCCAGGATGGAATACGCCGCCGCCCACACGCAGTCGCGCCAGGCGACGCATGCCAGCGCCTCGTCCTTGAATGTGGCATTGGTGCTGGTGGCGTAGGTGCATGCCGAGATGATGCCGTAGTAGCGCCGCGTCTTGGCCTCGTCATCCAGCATCGCCTGGATGGCAGCAGTGCACTGCTCAATCGTGATCGACGGGACAGGAGGTGCGCCGATCAGTTCGATTCCATTCCGCGCGGCATTGGCGCGGAAAAGGGTCCAGTTGGCGCGCTGTTCCGAAGTAACCTCGATGAAGCATTCAGCATGCTCGGGCGCCAGATCCTGGCTATAGCTGCCAGTAAGTGCGCCATCTGGCGCGTAGGTTACATATTCCATTATGCGACTTTCCAAAGCTGAAGCGATGAATAAACCTCAGTTCCCAGGGACGTTGCAGATCCAAGGCCGACTGATGAAACTGCTGATTGGGTATAGTGATTGAGCTTAATATCCTTCGTCGCAGAAATGGTAAATTTTCCCTCGACTCTGTTCCAGATCACAAAACTGCTTGAGCTGCCGGCATTGTTGTTGTCGCCAATCATGATGTCGGATGAGTCGGTATCATTCCGCAGAGTAAGGCGCGTAACACCCGTTTGGTTCGTCGGAGCCTTCGCGACGAATTCATATGTCCCAGCCGGCAGGGTAACCTTGTTGGCTGAGAGCGATGCGCCAGGGATGGTATTGGCGCCAACCACAGTATTCAGCGTTCGGACTTGGGTCGTTGTTGCCCCCGAAGACCCACCTGCTGTCCCGCTTGATTGCTCTTCGCGTACGTGCAGATATGGGAACTGTCCGGCGGAAGCACATGACCAATGCGTCGGGTCTGCCGATGGATCGGTAGACCCGGTCACTCCAACATAGCAGCGATAGGTACGGCCGTCGGCTGGGCTATATCGAACGTTTCCTGCAACATAGGTGCCAGCTGCCCAAGCAGGAGCGTTCACAGCAGCGATTGCAGCCGCTGACTGCGCGCTTGCGATCACGGAGTTGTTATAGGCATCGACCGCATTGTTGTAGGTTACGCTGCCAAGTGCGTTGAGCTGACTGCGAAAATTAGGCTGCGCGGCAACCCAATTATCCCCATCGGTCGGAAAGGTTGCGGGACTGGAAGTGGACGGCGGCGTAGGCAGAGCGTCAACTGGGGTAGGAGCTGTCTGGGACATTTAAACTTCCTCTAATTCTAAAGAGATGATGGCGAAATCTGGGTACTGCAAATTGATCGTGAAGCGACGGTAGAAGCCCAGGATCAGCAATGCCTCGAAATATTCTTGGGTATCGTCGTCCAGGCCTGCCCAGACCGCTGTCGAACCATTCAATGAATCGCGCAAGCTGCGCGCCTGATTGACGAATTTCTTGTCCAGCCAAATACTTGAGATGGTCTTGGGGACGTTTCGACTTGGAATAAGAGTGGCGGTCCCGTCAGTGGTACGGTCGACCGTAGAGAAATTCAACGCGTCCGATTCTGCGGAATATTGCACATCGCCTATATCCACTTGCATGCCCATTACGCAAGCGCCACAGGCGACATTTCCAGTCAAGTTCGTCAGAGTGATAGTTATTACCCCATTGGAATATGGCGGAATATCAAACACCACGAGGCTGTTTTGCGTTTTGAATGGAGCGAAGTAGTAGTCGTACCAGTTGGCCACATATCGCAAATTCAGATTGACGGTCTTGGAGTATTGCGTCACCCCAGCAACTGTCACCGTGATCGTGGCCGAGGTTGCCGAAAGACCAAGAAGCGCCAAGGAGTCGATTCGCACCCCAGGCGTGATTGTGGCTGTGAGCGTGCCGGCCGGGACCGTCGTCGCCGTGTTTCGCAACGTGTCAAACATCGCCCATGGATTCGTCGGGCCGATCGCTTTCCACTTCGCGCCATCGGACAGCACGTTGCCGACATTACCCCCGATCAGTGATTCATAGACCAGGTGTGCGACGTTGTCGATGACACGATCAGCAAGAGCATAGGTGGTGCCGCCGGCATAGACCTGATAAGTCGTTCCAATGCTCACCCACCAAGTAGGAGAGCTGGCCGGTGCGTGACCGGTATTGGAGCCCTGGAGCGACTTGTAGATCGTGATCAATCCGGCGGCACCAGCCACGCCAGCGGTTGCGTTCAGCGCATAGGTGGTGCCGCCGGCATATAGGGCCGGCGCCGTCTCCACTGCGCTCGTGCTTGTCAGCATGGCGTCGGTAATCGCCAGCGGCGGGATAACTTTCATGCTCATGTGGATGTCTTCAGAGAATTGCCGTCACGAGTGACGCGAGTCCAGATGTCGGCGGTTTTGCGGACGTGCTTCGTGTTTTCCACAGTGGCAGCGAGCACCTGGCGCAGCACGGCGGTGTTTTCCTTCACGGCCGCATCGCTAGAGCCGCCCCCCATCATTTCGCGCGTCTGGCTGGCGGTATAGATACGGGCTGGCTGGCTGAAGTGGGCCAACTCCGGCCCCTGCTCCCCAACCACCGACCAACCAGAAGCGATCCCGCCGCCAGCATGTGCGGGGAGACTCGCCAGGAAACTTTTCCATATGCCGGGAGCTGCTGCTGCGCTAGCGTCGGAAGATGCTGCCTCGGCGCTATTGCGTGCGATGACCGCCGCAAAGTCCCGCGCATACCCGATTCCACTTCCGTTGACAGCTTTGGACGCAGCCAGCAGCGCTGTTTCGGCAGCCTGCAAATGCGATGCATCTGCCGTGGAAAATTGCTGCTGGGCGGCGGCATATTGCTGCTTCGGAGACAGTGCGGACGAACTACCAATCAGCAGCGTATCGTTCAAGGCGCGAAACGCTGCGGCGGCATTCGTCGCGGCAGTCATGCTGCTGGCAAGCGCATCGCCGAAGGATTGCGTGGCGGCTTTCGCATTGGCGATCGCGCCCGCCGCTTCCTGAGCTGCCCACAATTCCTGCGTGGCGCCCTGTAGTGCTGGGCTCAGCAGCGCCAAAGCTGCAGCATGCTGCTTCTGCAAGACGGCGGCCGCTCCGGCTTTGTCGCCGGTTGCGTCGTAGATTTGCGCCTGAACGGCCAACAGCGAGTTCGATTCCGTCAGCGCATCCTTCTTGGCCTGCTCGGCTGCCTGGGCGTCCCAAGTCGCCTGCGTTGCCGCAGCCAGTGCCGGCGTCAGACCGACCAACGCCGCGTTGTGCTGCTGTTCAAGCACGGCAGCCGCTGCCGCTTTATCACCGGTGGCGGCGTACAGGCCGGCCAGCTGAGTCAGGATCGCGTTGTGCTCGGACGTGGCGTCGGCCATGGCCTTCTGCGCCGCCTGGGCGGCCCAGGTAGCTTGCGTGGCGGCTGATACCGCTGGCGTCAGGCCGACGAGGGCGGCTTGATGCTGTTGTTCCAGCACTGCGGCGGCACCAACCTTGTCACCAGTGGCTGCATATAGATCCGCCAGCTGCGTTAGGACTGCATTGTGCTCAGTGGTAGCATCGGCGATTGCCTTCTGCGTTGCCTGCGCTGTCCATGTAGCCTCGGTTGCGGCAGCAAGCGCCGGCGTCAGGCCGACCAGCGCAGCCTGGTGCTGAGCAAGCAGGACGGCAGCTTGGCCGGCCTTGTCGCCGGTGGCCGCGTACATCTGCCCCTGCTGGTCGAGGATCGCTGCAGCTTCAGTCAGCGAGTCCTTCGCGGCCTGCGCCGCCTGCACTTGGTCGTACAGCGCCAAGTTGTGGCCATCGATCGCCGCGCGCGCCTTCGCCGCCAGCTGGGCCTGCGTCATGGTCAGGGCATCTAACTGGTCTTGCAGGCCCTTGCGCTCATCGGAAATTTCTTGCTCCGACTTGGTCAGGTCGACCGTGGCGGCATGGGTCTTCGCGAAGGCGTCAGCCAGCGCCAGGAGCGACGTGTATTGCTGCGCACCCGCGTCGGTGGCGAGCTTGCCGGAGTTGGCCAGGCCGAGCACATAGTCCTTGAATTGGTCTCGCGTGGTCAAGCTCTGCAGGCCCATGGCCGCCAGCTGGTCGGTGACATACTTTTGCACCGGCGCCAGTTGTTCCGACTTCGACAGGAAGTTCTGCGCGAACGAGTTCGTCTGGCTGTTCAGCTGGTCGATACCGCCCGCCAGCTCGATCAGGTGCTCGCGCGCGGCGATGCTGGCCATGCCAGTGGCGCCGAAAGTTGTGCTGGTCGCAGCCAGGATCGAGTCGAGCTTGGCGTAATCGCCAGCAATGCGCATCACGGTCTCGGCATAGCCCTCACCCACCTTGCGGAACTGGTCCATCTGCGGGAATGCGGCGGACGCAATATCGTCCATCGACTTCGAGATGACAGAGTTCAGCGCGTCGGTCAGCGCGGTACCGGTCAGGCCCTTGAGCGAGACCTTAGTGCTTTCCAGCGTCAGGCCGTCGATCACCTTGGTCACATCGGCGGCCGAACCGCCCAGCGCCACCGCAGCCACTTGCAGCGACTTGTCCAGGTTCGTGAAGATCAGGCCGAACTGCTTCGACAGCTCGTCGCTCAGCCCCTGCGTCTGCACCGAATTGCTGGTGCTCTTCGACAGCCCGAACCAGCTGGACTTCGTGGTGTCCACGCTGGCATACTGGTCGAAGCCATTGCCCGATTGCAGTCCGCGCACGCTGCCGCCGTACTGGAGGCCGGAGTCGACGATGCTGGTCGATGTCTTGCCCCACAGCGAGGTAACCTTTCCGAGGACGCCACCAATTAGAGGGATTGCGCCCACGATGCTTTGAACGGTTCCCGCGATTCCGCCCAGGCCACTCGTCCCCGTGGCAATGCCCATGTTGGTGCCATCGGTGAGGCCCGGCGTGCGCACGACCAGGTTGGTCAGGCCAACCATTGAAGCCTCGATCGCCTGCAACGATGTCAGCATGCCCTGGTTGATCGGGACCAACAGGTCGGAGTTTGCCGACATCTGCTCGATTGAGCGGCGCACCGAATCCGACTTCGCGGAGCTGTCGCCGAACACGGAGCCGCTGCCCTGCGTTTTCTGCACGTCGGCGGCCGACTGCCCGCCACCACCGCCTCCGCCGCCGCTGAGCGCAACGCCCAGGCCGGTCACGATGGCCGCCATGGCTGCCATACGGACGAACGCCGTGTACGGGTCGCCCTCGCCCTGCGTCAGCACCGCATTCACGCCCTTGACGAGACTCAGCGCAATCTCAGCCCCTTGAAGCATCACTGTGGCCGCGTGCATGGCTTGGTAGCCGCGCGAACCCTCGGCGAAGAAACCCTGCGCGGCGGACGTCACGCCGGCATAGCCCTGGATCTGCGACTGGGCAGATTGACGGTTCAACTCATCTATTTCCCGTAACTTTGTCGGGTCGCCGTCTTTCTTCGTGGCTGCAATAGCCAGATCTTTATTGATCTGAAGTTGATGGGCGGCATTGTCAGCATAAGCCTTGAACATACCGCCCGCCGCCTTGCCGGCGGAACCGAATGCGCTGGTCAGTGCCTCTGAAATGCTGGTGCCAACATTCTTCCAGTCTTTAATTGTTTGATCGGCCAATTTCTTAGAAACTTCAAGATCATGCGCCACCGCCTCGGCCGCCGCAGCTTCGCCATTCAGGCCAGCCAGGATCTTGCGACGAGCAATCTCATCGTCAAGCTGGCTCAGACGAATCGCGTACGCCGCCCGCGATTTCTCATCCAGGTCCCATCGCTGCATTCCGGTTCGCAGGAAGTCGGCATCAGCCGCCATCTGCTCGGTATCGCTGCTGACAGCGGCCTGGCGAACGAGTTCAATTTGCTCCTTCGTCTTGCCGATTTCAGCATTATGCAAACGCTGTTTGGCGATCTGTTCATCGAGCTTCTTTATTTCCGCGTCGCCGCCGGAAATCATTGCCTTGATCATTGCGTCGTAGGATTTTTTCTCGTCCTCCAGGGGCGTGACAGTATCGCCGCCGGCGGTGTTGCGCATTTCATCCAAAAACTTCTGGTGCGCCGCCGCGATCTGGTCGTATTTCGTTTTGGCCGCAGCCACTTCCTCGGGGTTCTTTGCGTGCGCCGCAGCTGCTTGCAGGAGCGATGACTCCTTCGCAAAGGCAATTGCCTCGGAGGCAATGTATTCAGCGCGCGCATTGGTGCGACCGGCGAGGAAGTCTTCGTCAGACGTGCCGAAATTCGTGTGGAAACGGGTGAGCATGCTGATACGCGCGTCATAGATCGACTTTTCGCCATCCAGCATGGCCTTGGCATTATTCAGGCCATTCTCCAGCACCTTCGCGCGGTCATCGGAACCCTTCTCGACATATTTGGCGTTCGAGGCAGCGACCAGGCGCGCAACGTTGTCGGCCGTCTCCACGATCGCCTTGCCATTGGCGACGGCGTTGGCATTGACGAGGGCGGCATCCTTGCGGATCTTGGCCTCAGCGTCTGCACGCAGCTCATCGCGGGTCTTCAGGCCAACCTTGATCTGATCCAGGTCCTTTTGGGCCGCGACGGCCTTCATGTTCGCGAGGTCGCGCTCCTGCTTGGCAGAAGCGTCGATTTCCGCCTTGTTCGATTGGGCAATCAAATCATGAACGATCTTGCGCTGCGCCTCAATTTCAGCTCGAATATTGTTGCCGGGCCCGGAGTCGGCGGTACCGTTCGCAGTCATTCGACGCATTTTGTCCTGCAATTCGTTCAGCTTCGCGACCTGCGATGCAACCTTCTCATCAATGGTAGGGAATGCGAACTTGCGCATCGACTCCGACGCGGCGTCAAGGATCATGGTCCAGCCCTGCGCGTTCTTCTGCCAGTAGCTGAGGTGCTTCGCATTCTCGTCCAGGCCGGCGTTCATCAGATGCATCGCCTCGATGACGGCCTGCTGGGAATGCCCCTCCTTGTCCAGGGTGGCGATGTGCTCATACTGGGCGGCGTTGAGGAAGTGATACGACTTGTTCGCGGTCTCGGCCCAGGCTGTCACGCCATTACTCATGCCGTCGAAGAACTTGACGACATCCTCCGATGACTTGCCTGTCAGGCGCGCGAACTGCAGCGCACTTTCACCGGTGGCCAGCATAGCGCCGGAGGTGAAGTGTCCGGTTGCAGCCAGGCCTTCCAGGACTTCGGTGGCTTTGCGCACACCGCCGGTGGCTGATGATTGGATGCTGGTAGCCATCGAATTCAGACTGTCTCGCGTGGCGCCGGCGAAGTTACCGGTGAGCTGGATCGACTTATTGAACCCATCGATCTCGTCGTGCATCTTGTACAGCTCGTAGCCGGTCAGGGCAACTACGGCGGCTAGGGCGCCGAGGGTCAACCCGGCGGCAGAAAACAGAAGTGAAGCGGCGTTCGTGCGCTCCGCGAGCACGAGCAGCGAGCCGCCAAACTTGGAGTAATTCCCCTGGCTCATCTCATGCGCGAGCACGATCAGCTCGCGACGCGCGCCGGCGGTCGACAAGCTAAATTGTTCGGTGTGGGCACCGGCCTTCTTCGCTTCTTCGCCATAGGCCGAGGCAGCGTCCTTCATACCGGTGAGACGGGCATTCAGAGCCTGAACCTCGCCGCCGACGCCAGCCAGGTTTGCCTTGTACTGGACCAACTGCTGATCGGTCATGCCGAAGGTAGCGATCTGCTCTTTCAGGGTGGCGATCAGCGCCTTCCCTGCGGCGTTGACGTTTCCTGTGGACGTGGTGACGCCAGCCCACGCATTGGTCATTTCCTGTGCCGACTGCTTGACGGTCGCAGTGGTGCCGGCTAGATCGGATTTCAGATCGGCGGTGTTCGCCGACAAATTCACGATCAACTGACCGACTGTAACTGCACCTGGCATACCGTACTCCCAATGAAAAAGGCCGGCCGGAATAAACCGGGCGGCCTACTTTTGCGCTGCGCGCCATGTGTTGAGCGCCGCGCGCTCCATCACCTTTACGCCCTGAAAAACCTCTGTGACCTGCTTTTTCTTGACGCCGGCCGTCGCCAACTCCAGCTGGAACGTCGTGAAGTCCAGGCCATCGCGCTGCGGCTCCATGCCGGGAATCCAGCGCCACTGCGTCGACATCGACATGAAAATACTGAAGGTCCGGGCGTTTTCCGGCCAGACTTCGAACTGCTCTGGCTCGTCGTCCTGGCCGACCCATTCCGCCGCTATGTCAGGGTCGACCCCGAACAGCGCGAGATCATCTTCGGCGCCGGCGCTGTCATCCTTACCGCCGCGCGCCCAGAACGCGGCGGCGTCGGCTAGTTTTTTGTGCGGGCACCGACGTTGATTTCGTTGATGGCGGTATTGATGCCGCGCAGCAGGCTCACGCCCAACGAGGTGCGCGCCACGGACAGCAGATTGTCCTTGCTGAACTGGACCGGAACTTTTTCCTCGTCGACAACGCCCTTCCAGTCGGTCATGAAGTTCATGATGCGGTCGACCGATACGGCCTTCCAGGCGTTGACGGATTCCTCGCTGCCGTCCTCGGCCGGCGCGGCGGCGCGCGACTCGGCGGCGATCGCGTCTTTGGCATCGTCGTCCAGCAGGTTGAAGGTGCCGGTGAATTCAAACTTGCGGAGTTTTCCGCCATCGTCCGGTACGTCGACGAAGACGGGCCAGGTGATTGACTTGGGCTTGCTGGATGGGATGATGAACATGTGATTTCCTCTCGCGGGTGAATGAGTGCCCGTGCCAGCCGCCGCGCCCGCGAAGGCGACAGCGGCCGGCCGGTGCTGGGGTGGCTTGCGCCGAAACTTCAGGGGTGGATTACTGGATGCAGATCGTGATTTCGTCGTTGCCAACGACAGGGATCAGGTCGGCCTTGGTGCCCAGCATCGTGATGCCATCCTTGTCGCTGTACGCCGGCGTGGTCAACTGCATCGCGGGAGCGTCGATCTTTACCTTGTTGCCGGCCGCCGTGCCGTGGGTCATGGAGAAGGCGCCCAGCGTCACGTTCTTGATCTGGGTCCACCAGTCTTTCGCGGCGACGGTGGTCGCCTCCTGGGTGATCGAGCCGGAAGGCTTGCGGTCGGTCAGAACGACGTTCTCGGAGCCGCCGACCAGCGAACGGAAGACGACCGTATTGGCGAGATCGAACGAGAAGTCGCTCCCGACAGCGGCGGCATAGCCGGCGACGACCAGGCCCGAGGTGTTGGTATTGTTGATGGCCAGCGGCTGCTGGAATGCCGACAGCGTGACGTTCGGCATGGTGACGTCGGTTGGCGTGAGGAACAGGCCGGTGAACGTGAAGCTGAACATCGGGACGCCCTGGGCCGACGCCTTGATAGCGACGGTGCCGCGCGCGCCCAACAGGATGTGGCGCACGGAGTCCACGTTGCAGTAGATGGCGATCGACTCGAACGCGGACGAGACCGGCTGGTAGACAACCTGCTTGGGAATGTTGTAGACGCTGGTCACATCGGTCGGCGTGGCCCAGGCGGCGGTCATGGTGGCGGTCTTGGTCGAGCCAACGTAGGACTGGACCACGCCAGACTGCCCCGCCCCGGTGCCGCCAGTGATGTAGACGGTCATGCCAACATAGGTGCCGTCCGTCGCCGATGCGCCGGCCACGAACTGGATGGTGTTCGCGCCGCCGGCGGCGGCAGTGCCGGTGAGCGCCGTACCCAGCAGCGTCTCCGACAGCGCACACGCGCGCAGCAGCGGGCCATAGCCCGGCGCGGTGCCGGCGGTGCCGGAGCCGGCTACCTCAACGTCGAAGGATACCTTGGCGTAGATCGCTGCCAGCACGGACGGATTATTGCCGAGGTAGGCCTTGATGTTGTTGCGCTGGGCCAGGTTCATCTCCATCGGCGAGACGGTGATGTTGCTCATCAGGATGGCGTTGGAACCACCGGTGGGTACCGGGTCAACTCCATACGTGGTTTCGATCTTGGCCAGAATGGCGCGCTTGCGGAAAAGAAGGCTCATGTTTTCTCCGGGGTTGGATTGGATTGGTCATCCGGAGTGGCCGGGCTGACGGACGTAAAAAAACCCGCCGGAGCGGGTTGGTCTGGTGCTGCTGGTTCGTCGGGCGGCGCCGGCGCGCGCGCGGGCGGCGCGTCCTCGGTGCGCTGGATCAGTTTGCGCTGGCCGTCTTCGTCAATGGCGTAACTGCCGCCCTGCCCTGCATATTCGTTTTCCATCAAACAACTCCTTCAAGTGCGCGGTATTTCACAAGGTAGGTGGCCTGCGTGATGCCGGCCGCTGGGTTTTCAACATCGATGGCCCGATTGACCTGACCGATCGAGATATCGATGGCCAGGCCGCCAAGCGTGCGGTCGACGTACAGCGCCGCGTGCGCGGCGGCGCGGGTGGGCTCAGGCGCCAACTTCGGCACCGGGCCGTCGGCGCCGATCATCAGCGTCACGGTTAAGTCCCAATACACCATCGATCCGACGACCGGCTGGCAGATTTCATCGCCACAGTCGACCACGATGCACGGCTTGGTTTCGAAGCTGAACAGCGCCTCGGTATCCTCTCGCACCGAGATGCCGGCGCCGGTCAGCGTCGCGGCGATTGCAGCAACGATGCTCTGTGTCTTGGTCGTCATGCGGGATCTCGATAGTGGATGCGGAACGTGCAGTGGTTGAAGTAGGTCTTCGTCGGGGGGTCGTACATGTCGACGTCATCGGTGTAGAACGTGTCGTCCACATAGACACCGCCGACCGTCTGCTGCCGCTGGCGGTCCATGGCGGCGCGCACCTGCTGGACGATCGCCGCAGCGTCGTTACGCGTTTTCGCCCAGCTGGAAATCTGGAATATCGCCGTCATCAGCGGCGGGTCGGCCACCGCGCCACGCGCGCTGGACCCGCTCATCTTCTGGTATGTGATGGCCGGAAGCGTCGGGCTGTCAGGCATGACATCTGGGGATATCCGCTGGCCGACGAGCGCAGTCAGGCCGGTCGCCCGCTTGAGCAGGCCAACTACAGCGAGGTGTCCGTTCATCCAGCAATCCCTGCAAAGTTGTTGCGCACCGTTTCAACCAGCGTATCGAGCGCCTGCTGCCCTTTTTCGGCCGCCGCCGGCGCCATATACGGGTGCGCTGGCGTGTTGGACTCGGAAACTTGGCGCTGATAGGCCTTGAACCGGCGCGTGCCGAATAGGGCGTCGTGCATCTTGCGGTTGATATGGCCCTTCTCAACCCAAAGCGCGTAATACGGTGAGTCCGGGCCGAATTTCTTCACCTGTGCGGTTGTCAGCGTGCCGGCCACCACGTTGAAGACAACGCGATCGGGCGTGCCGCGCCGCTGCACCGTGCGAATCGACGCTTTCAGGGCGCCGGTCAGCTGATCTTCGGGCGAGACAGGAACCAGATTCGCCTTCGCCTGGTCCTTGATGATGTTGGCGGCCTGGCGCAGGCCGGCGGCCAGCGCGTTCTTGGCCAGACGCGGCGTGATGGCGTTCAGCGATGCGGCCAAGGCCTCCAGACCTGTGACGACGAGATCAGCCATCGTTCATGCCCTCCAGACACGTCAATTCGATAGTGCGATGCTGCTCGTCGATATCGCGCGCCGAAGAGATGTTGAAAACTCGAGTGCCGTATAAGCAGCGCATCGCGGCCATGGCTTTCGGGTTGGCGAATTGCACCTGATACCGGATCTGGATTACGTGGCTTATCTCGGTGTTGACTGCCGCCGCCGCTAAAATTTCACGTCCACTCAAGGGTTGTATGTCCGCCCAAATTGTGGCGACATTCGACCAGGTCATGACCTGCCCGTTCAGCACGTCAACGCCGGTATCGCGTGACTGAATCGTCAAGCGATGGCGCAAATTTCCGGCACGCATCAGTACACACTCGGCAGGTATGGATCTAGCAGGCCATCGACGTATGGCAGCAGCTCAACCTTGCCGCGATTGAGGATGGCCACCTCTTCGCGGTTCTCATACAACGAGCCAACGCGCAACAGCATCCAGCTACGGATGCCTTCCGGCACCACGCCGATGAAGTTGCGGCCAGACCCATCGTCGGTGAACGTGATGGCAGAACCGGCTAGGTCGGTCAGGGTATAGGCGCCATTCACGGCGGTGGCCACCAGATAGGTGCTGTCGCCATCCAATGGGCTCGGCAGCGCGCCACCGCTGTTGTAGACGCGCACGCGCGCGCCCACCAGCCACACCACCGGGCCTGAAACCTTGAGGTGGGTAGTGTCGCTCGCATGCGCTACCGTCATCGGTGACGCATAGCCGGCATCGTAGGTCACCAACACCGAACCGATTTGCGGCAGCGGAATCGGCCAGATCTTGCCGAAGCACGGCGTGATAATGGCCGGCTCCATGGCCGAATTCACGACATAATCGGCCGGTGGCATCGTCTGCAACACGCCGGCCATGTCGATGTACTGAATCGAGACGACGTCGACCACCGGCGAGCGCGGCAACTGGATGGCGTAGCCTGGAAGATTGACGGCGTTGGGCAGCGCTGGGTAGGCGCCACAAGGAAACCGGTCCAGCACAAGCTGGAATCGAGCGTGCAGCAGCTGGCGGCGAGTCTTCGACTCAACCGCTTGGCGCGCGGCCACGATCAGCGACTTGATCTTGCTGTCGTCGGCGAAATCATCTACACGGCGGTCGTTCTTCGCCTCGATGAGATGAATCGGTTCGCCAGACGGTTGGATCAAGCAGATTTCGGGCATTTTTTATATCCTGGAGGTGCGCCCGGCCGGAGCCGGGCGCGTGTTGTTACACCAACTGAGCGACGGCAGCCTGGTTCAGCGCGGAGGCGGGCAGGAAGCGCGCGTTGTTGCCGATCAGTGCAGCATTGAAGATCGAGGCGGCCGTACCGACGGTGACCGACAGGGCCACGTAGGTGAAACCATTGTTGACGTCCAGGTCTTCCCCGCGGACCTCGATCATGGCCTGCTTGTTGTCGCCGGTGGCTTTGACGATTTGGGTGATCGCCTTGCCGGTGATGTCCTTGGCGCCAGTTCCCGACGAATCGGTAGCCTGGCGCAGCTTGGCATCGATGGTTGCCGATGCGCCAAGCACGCCGGTCTGGATCAGGGCAGCGATGGAATGGAAGTTCGCCATCGAAACCCAGCCGGAAACAACAGTGCTTGCGGCAACGCTGGCAGGGTCCAAGGTCGCCAGGATGGCGACGCGCTCGTTAAACTTGGTGTTCGGATTCATGTCTATTCCTTGTGGAGTTGGATGCGAACGGGCAGCACTGCCGCCCGGTTACAATTAGCGGGCGCCCAGGGTGACGAAGTAGCTCCGGGTATTGGTGCTCTTACCGGTAGGCGGGGTGATCGGCGCGCCCATGATCGGCTGACCGTCCATGCGGAAAATGAAGCGGAAGGCGGTCGCGTTGGCGTCGAAGAACAGGTGCATCGACGTATCGGTCTGGATGCCACCGGCCTTGGTGATGGTGCGGTAGCCGGACAGCGCGATCAGAGACAGGTCGGACTGCGCGCTGAAAGCGGCAGCATGCTCCGACAGGATCACTGGGCGACCGTTCAGCGTGCCGTCGTAGGCCTCGCGCAGGCCGGTACCAGGTGGCAGGAAGATCGGCAGATTTCCGATGGTCATGCCTTCCAAGGCCGGCAGGATGTCGGGGTTTCCGATCCAGATCGCATTCTTCAGCTCGCCAGTCTTCAGGCGGCTGCGCATCTTGGAGATGTTCGGCTGCAACAGCGTGCCGGTGCCCTGGCCGGTTTCCTTTGCCACCACAACCAGCGAGTTGCTGTTCATACAGCCGTAAGGCTGTCCGCCGCCGGTGCCGAACAAGATCGACTCGTTCGCTTTCCACATGATGTGGTCGCTGGCCAGCGGCGACAGATAGCTGCCGAGAGCGGGAGCATCATCCATCAGCTCGTTGGTGACCGGGATCAGCACCATCAGTTCTTTCAGGCGCAGCATTTCAGTGCCCAGCGCCATCTTGCTCTGGTTGCCGGCGGTCGCTTCGCCCTTCCAGTAAGCCTGGACGCCAGCGCCGCCCCAAGGGGTGGTTTCATCCTTCGGGAACACCATCGAGTTACCGGAAACTTCGGTGTTCGCGGTCATCGGGATCAGCGAGCCCTCGCCGAGCGAAAGGCGCCAGATCTCTTTCGAGAACTCGGCGGGGATCAGGAAGCCGCCATCGGCGCCCGTGCCTTCGTTGCCGAAGGTGGTCGGTGCGGCAGCGCCGATCAGCAGGCGTCGGTCGACGGCCTGGCCTGTGGATGCAGCCAGAGCCGCGCCGCGCACCGCCTTGAAGAACTCGCCGGCGGACTTGAAGCCGGCCTTCGGATCGGAAGACGCGTTGTCGGTCACGCTGATGCGCGCATTGTCCGCGATTTGCACGCCGTCCGACACGTCGGCAGCTGCCAGCTCCTGGGCGCGCGCGATACGGGCATCGTAGCCGGATGCCTCGGACATCGCCGCGTCATACGCCGCTTGCTCGTCAGCATTCAGGTCGCGGTCAGCCGCGGCCGCTACGTCGTTGATGCCCTTGGCCTTAGCAACCGCAGCCGCTTTTTTCTGTTGCAGGATACGAATGGTCATGGTTTTCTTTCTCAGAAATGAAAAAACCCGCTCGGTGGCGGGTCCTGGGTTGCTGCTGGGTTGCACAAATCGACCGATGGGCCGGGACGCCGCCGATCGATGGACCGGCAGCGGCGGGCCTGTGCTGGCCCAAAAAAGGTAGGAAATTAGAGGCCGGCCAACTCCAGTGCGCGCCGGCGTGCCGCGGCGCGGGCGGCATGTGCTGCTGGCGCGCCGGAAGGCGCAACAGGATCATCGGCAGCTACCGGCGCGGCCGGGGCTTGAATCTCAGCCGCAACCGGCAACGCCACATCGTCAGCGCGCGCGCCAGCGGTGCCCTTGATCGCTTTCTGCATTTTCTTGATGACGTCGTCCATGGTGCAGATTCCGTCGACCATGCCGGCGGCCAGCGCATCGGCGGCCAATAGGCAACGTCCCTGCCCCATTCCGTCGCGAACCGACGCCACCGGCGCGCCGCGGCCCTTGGCCACTGCCGAGGTGAACGACTGATAGTAGGAATTGACCTGACTTTGCAGGAAGCTAAGCGCCTCGTCATCAAGCGGGCCCAGGCTGTTTCCCTCGACCTTGTACTTGCCGGCCGAGATGTAATTGACCTTGTAGCCCTCGGCATCCAGCGCGGCCGACTCGTCGACGTGCTGCATGTAGACGCCAATGCTGCCGGCCTGGCCACCGGGCGTGATGAACAGCTGCTCGCACTGGCTGCCAGTCCAGTAGGCGGCCGAGGCGCACAGCGAGTTCACGAAGCCGTAGATCGGCTTGGTGCCGCGTGCGCTCATGATTTCTGCCGCCAGCTCGGCGGTGCCAAATACCGAGCCGCCAGGCGAGTCGATGTCGATGATGATGCCGCTAATCGAGTCGTCGGCCAGCGCAGCGCGCAACGATTGGGTGAAAGCTTGCGTCGACGTGCCGCCGGCGCCAGAGATATCATCGACCATCGATGCGCGCTGGCTCATGACGCCATAGAGCGACAACACGGCAATGCCGCCGCCGACATTCGCTGTCGCCTTGGCGCGGGCGCCGCGCGCGGCCTGCGCCGCCTCGACTTCAGCCATGACTTCAGGCGAGGCCGGCTGTCCGGCGGACCACCGGCGCAATACGCCAGACATGGTTGCCAGGTAGTTCTGGTCCAGCGCCCAAGGCTGCGAAGCCAGGGCGGAAAGAATGAGGGAGCCGCGCATATTTATCCTTTGAGTGCGAGTCGTTCGAGTTTGCAGCGGGCGATTTCTGCCAATTCATCACTGCTGACCGCGCAGACAATTGCGATTTGCTCATCGCAATATGCCTTCACGCTTTCCATGCTCACGCCAAGCGCCGCTGAAACGAATGGGGCATGTGCGGCATAGGCGCGCGCCAGCGCATCCGGTCCGCCGGAGCTGTAGGCCTTGGTGGCGATCTCCACCTCGCGGCGCGCGATGCGTTCGGCGGCGGCGCCGGCCAGCGCGAGCAGTCGGTCATCCGGAAATGAAAAACCCGCCGAAGCGGGTTTCTTTGATTTACTATCCTCCGGCGGATTATCCGACGGCGCGTTGGGATTCGCGTTGGCCGGGAGCTCATCGTCGTCCAGTACATTCGTGTCTTCCTCTTCAGCGGCGCTGTCGGCGATCATGTTCAGCGGGCGCAGCGGCTCATCCAACCCATCAAGAGGGTTATCTCCCTCCATCAGGCGCGCCTCGTTGCGCGTCATCGAACCATTCATGATCCGGGTATTGATATAGATGCCGCGCGCTGCGGAGTCGCCGCGCAGCAAGGAGATGGTTGGGAATTCGACCTGCAACGTATCGTCGTCCGGGTCAAGGAAGTTGTACCGAATCGCTTCTTCCCAGCACACGAGCCAGGGCGTCAACGAGTGGATGACAAAATCGATGCTCTGCTGCTCGATGTTGGAGAAGGTTGCCTTTTCCAGGTCACCTATCATATGGGGCGGCACACCGAAGAGCCGCGCAATATCCGATATGGAATATTTCCGGTACTCGATAAACTGAGCATCCCCGTTCTTGATCGGCACACCCGGATGGAATTTCAGGCCGTATTCGAGTACCGCTATCTTCCCCTTGTTCTTTCCGCCCTGCTGCTCTTGCCATGATTCCGACCACAGACGGCGAGCCTCTGTGTCTTTAAAGTTCCCGGGGTGCTCGATCCAGCCACCTGTCGGCGAGGCGTCATTCTGGAAATATCGCGTGCCGTAGTTCTGCGCGGCGATAGCGCCAGCCAAGGCGTTGCGGGCCAACTGGATAGGGCTATATCCAAGGATTCCATCCCCGGAAATACCCTTCAAGTGAAACATATCCTGCCGCGCTACCGGCGTTGTGGTTCCATCATTGTTCTGGATGCGGTAGCGCCAGTTGGTATCGCCCAGCAGCTCAATAGTCACGCGGTCGGGATGGATCGGGATCAGGTCGGTGACTTCGCCACGGCCATTGCCGAAGATGCGCGCAAAGGCGTTTCCGCGCAGAGTGAGGTGGCCTTGCATCATCGCCCGGAATTCCGCCGGGTTCTGAAAGTCGTTTGGACGCTTGGCGAACAGCTTATAGAGCCAATGCTTGGTAATTTTTTTCTTTCCGCCGTTGTCCATTTGTTCATAAAGAACGAACGGGAGCGTCATAACCGCATTCGCGAGCACGCGCACGCAGCCATAGACTGCGGTCAGCTGCAGGGAAGAGTCGGCCGTCACATTCATACCGTTGAACGGCACTGGATTGAACCAGAAGCCGCCCCATGGCGAGCGATCGCCGCTGTCGGCGCTGGGTGCGGATAGGAACATTTAGCCCTTCCGGGACAGGAAAGCGGCGGTCAGCGTCAGGCCGATGACCAGTCCCCCGACGACAACCAAGGCGGCCGGCACACTGACCATGCTGACGCCGCCGCCGATCAGCGCCAGGCCGGCGGCCATCGAAGCGTTATAGGTAATTGCATTCATGTCATACCACCAATAAAGTGTAATCGTCAGGCATCTGCGGAGTTCCATCGCCGGACATCGCACGGCCGATACCCATGATCGCCGCCACAATGCCGTCGATCTTCTGCTCAGGCTTTTCCTTGCGCGGGTAGATGTTGTCCTTGGCATCGAGCTTCGCGACGACGTTGGACGCCATCCAGGTCAGCATCGGATTGCCGTCGTGGTGCAGGCGGCCGGCCTTGACCGCGCTTTCCAGCTCCTTCATCGGCAGGCTCATGTTCTGGACCGTCTGGCGGAACTCCACCAACTCGGCGCCGTCCTTCATCAGCTGCTGCGCCATGTGCGCGGCGCGCCAGGGATCGAAAGCGACCTCGATCGGCTGGTACGTGGTCAGCTGGGCCTCGGTGTGTTCGCGGATCAGGTCGTAATCGATCTCGGCGCCGTCGTGCTGCTCGAGGAAGCCTTCGATCACCCACTTGCGGTAGGCATCCCGGTTTTTCGGGTCGTTCTCGATTGCGTTCTCAGGCAGGAAGTATTTGCCGAAAAGATAATAGTGATCCTTGCCGTCGATCCGCTTCTTGAAAACCTGCATGACCACGCAGACGTCCGACGTGCTGGCTAGATCCAGCGTGAGCCAGTTCTCGCAGCCAGCGAACTGCTCCGGCCGCAGCGTGTAATCCGCGCAGCGGTTCCAGTCGAGGATGTTCAGCCAGGCCGACTTCGCCGAGCACCATACGTTCAGGTGCTTGGTCTTGAACCGGGTTTGCTTGGCGGCGCTGTTCACCGCCTGGCGCTGCTGGCTCAGCAGGTACTCGGCATCGACCGAGACGCCCATATTCGGGTTCGCCTTGCGCAGCGCCTTCGGATCGTCCCAGGCGTCGCCGTCGTCGATCGTGTACATGATGGCGAAGAGCTCGTCCTCGACCATCACGCCCTGCAGCACCTTCTTGCAATCCGTCTCCTGGTCGTAGCACGGGCCGGCGATGTTGAAACCGGCCGTCGTGATCTCAACCATCAGCGGCTGGTCGCGGGAGCCCATGCCGGTCTCCATCGTGTCGACCAGGTCGGACGTGTCATGTTCGTGGTATTCGTCCACGATCGCGCAGGACGGCGAAGAACCGTCGCCCGGCTTGCCGATGACCGGCTCGAACCGGCTGCCGTCTTCCGGCGTAACCAGCATTTTGGCCCAGACCTCGGCGCCGATCAGCTCGCGTAGCTCCGGCGTGCGCTCCACCATCTGCTTGGCCGGGCGGAACACCTCCCAGGCCTGCTTCTCGGTGGTCGCGCCCGAATAGACCTCGGCGCCGAACTCACCGTCGGCGGCGAACATGTACAGCCCGACACCGGCAGCGATGATCGACTTGCCGTTCTTCCGCGGCACGGCGATGTATGCCTTGCGAAAGCGGCGACGGCCGCATTTCGTCTTCTTGACCCGATGCTTCCAGCCGAACAGCACGCAGAAGATGAACGACTGCCACGGCTGGAGAACGATCAACTGCTTCTTCTGCCCCCACTTACCCTTCGTGTGCGGCAGCATCTCGATGAACTGACAGACTAATTCGGCCGCGTCCGGGTCGTATATGAATTTCGCGCGCTGCGACTTGTTGGCTACCAGGTCGTCCAGGTGACGTTTGCACGCCAGTTGCACCCATGTGCACGCCAATATCTTGCCGGCGACGACATCCCGCGCATATTTGTTGGCTGCATTGACGTGTGGGTGTTCCATGCGCTACCTCATTCAGCACCCTTCTTCTTGATGAGTTTGGCGAATGGGTTATCTTCCTTTTTTTTGCCAACACCAGTAAGACGAGCTCGGCTGCCGGGGTCCAGGCCCAGCATCGCGCCGAAGGTCGCAAACTGCCTGGCCGATTCGTTGATCACGGTGAGAGCTGGGTTCTTGATCGGACCGCCGGTTGCACCCTCGACCACAACACCATTTTTTGCCACGTCGATGGCGGCCATCCGCCAATTACCATATGCCATGCAGAACGCTTCAACGTTATGCAGATCTGTCACCTGCAGGATTTTTTGCTTGCACAGCAGCGGGGTGACGCGAAGCCACATGTCTCGGGCGGTACCGACAATCCACTCCGGCGGATCGATGTTGACCACCATCCCGAAATCGGGTTCGTCGTCATTGAGCGCTCGCTTCCCCGGATTGCCGGCGGCCTTCTTCCGGGCGGTCGGCTTGGCTTTTCGACCACGCCCCGGAATAGTTGCAATTCCGCTCATAAACGTCCTTGCCTTACTGATTTCCTCTGAGAAACCGTTTTAACTTTTAATTTCGCGGAAATAAAAAAAAGCTTGCATGGCCGGTCTTTTCGACGGTCTGCCGCAGGGATTTGCATCCCCCTCCCCCTCTGGGAATGCCCAGCATGCCATCCGCAAGGCTCACCACGCATCGATCACGACCAAGCGCGCCGCCTGAGCAGCTTACGGAACAAACACGTCCAAACAGCGTTCTATGGCTCTGGCTGGGCCGTGACTTCGGTAATCGTTTTGGTCGTGATGACTATCGCCCCGCCTGGCTGCACATCGGCCACGCGGAACCACCTTCCCTCTGGCTGCACGGTGAGCATGTGCGTAAGTGCTTCGCCACTGATCGGATGACCATCCACCGTTACCACGTCACGTGAGTCATCGATCTGGATTCGGCGAGACAGCTTTGGGTGCTGCTTCTCCCACTCGGATACCAGGCGCGGATCATGCCGTGCCGGCGGCGGCACTGGCGGTGGTGGCACGCGCTGCATCTCCGGAATGCTGATGCCCCAGCCGAGGACGCGGGCACGTGTGTCGTGTGGGCTGGACTTCAGCGGCTTGCATTCGGCTACGGGAGGCGGTGGATTCCGAAGCGGAGGAACTTGCCCCAACCGGGGCCAAACCACGGCCGGGATGTGCGCAGCGCAATGGCGGCAGGTTCTGGCTGAGGCGATGTCTGCCTCGAACCCATGCACCACCCATTCGTGTCCGACGATCATGCACTTGATACGTTTGAGGTTCATCTGTCCGCCTTTTCTTCCGCCTGCTTCACGCTGTCGTGGCAAGGCTTGCACAACGACTGCCAGTTGTTCTCGCTATCCCAGAACAGCGCCTTGGCCCTTGCGATCCTCGCCTCATCACCGCTGTCGAGCGCTTCCTTCAGCTTGTGAGCGATGATGTGATCGACCACGTTGGCCGCCTGCACTCGGCCGGCACGCATGCAGTACACGCACAGTGGGTACTTGCGCAGCCATGCAGCCCTGGCCTTGGTCCAGGCGCTGGTGTAGCCACGCTCCTGAGCCGTGCCGCGCTGCTCGTCCTCGTCCTTGCGCTTGGCCTTCAGGTGCTTGTCGCAGTAGCCAGGCTCTGCGATGGTCTTGCCGCAGCCTGCTTGGCGGCAGATGGACTTAGGGCGCGGCGGCACAGCTAGCCAACGCTGTGATCGGTCAGGCGCACAGCGGTACCATCGCCGAGGCCAGCAGCGCATCACACGCAGGCGTCAGGTGCAGACCGTCCGCGTAGTAGGCAGTGTTGGCAGGCGCAGCCAGCGGCGAATACTGCAGCGGGTCCAGAATCGCATTGCACCCCATGCCGGCAGGCCCAGCAGCAGCGACCAGCCCGCGCAAGATTGGTAACTGGGTATTGACGGAGTTCGTAGTGCTGGTGGTGGCGAGCTCGTTGATCAGCACCACGCGCCATCCGGCTGACTTCAATGGCGCCAGACTGGCCTGTATCGATGCGACCATCTGCGCTGGGGTGGCGCCGGCTGAGCCATCATTCACGCTGGCCAAATAGAACACTGTATTCTTGACGTTCGGGTTGAACATCGAGACGATGGTCGGGATCTGGTTCGCCAAGATCTGGGCATTGGTGTAGCCGCCGTTCCCCATGCCGATCACACGCGCGACCTTGCCGAGACGAGATGCGAGCTGGAGCGCAAGCGAGTCGAAGCGCTTGTTCGTTGGCTGAGCGGACGAGGTGCGGCTGTCGCCGCAGAGCACGATCTGGTCGAGCGCTTGCGGGCGGATATCGAAACGGGCGTAGGATGCCTGGCGCAGGCGGGCCTGCTGCGTGGTGCTCAGCGCGACATTGGCCACGGCGAACGCCACCATGCGGTGTGAGCCAACCTGGTCGTTAGCTGACGGGTCGTAGGTGAACAACCAGCCGCTGGTGTAGACCGCGGTGTCGTTGGTGGTCGTCGCGACGCCCACGCTCTCGTTGACCGACAGGTAAGTATTCGCAGTTGCAGAGACGGTGACGACTACGGATGGCTGCGAGTCAACGAACTGATCCGGAGAATGGTTGCATTTTGCAAACCCGCGCCAGACGTTGAACTTGCCGTTGACGCCAGCTATCGCGCTGCAGAAGCGGCGGTCTGCGGTCGTTGCATTCGTGTTGTCGCCCAGGGCATACAGAGCTGGCAGGCCGTTGCTGGCCGAGGAGACACCGCGACCAATGGTGAGCGTGCTGTAGGCATTTCCGACAACGCCGTAGCCCGAGCTAAGCGCGCCGGTGGTGATGACGCCGACCGGCGCCTTCAGCGTGCGTGGTGCGCCAGCGTATGGGCCATTCGTCGCCAGGCAATAGCGACCGAGGGCGTCGTCGAAGGTCACATACGGCGCTGGGTACGAGGCAGACTTGACGTAGTGGTTGCCGGCGCCAGACTGGTCGTAGAGTTTGGTGCAGGTGACGTCGGTGCCGGCGTCAGCCTGCGCAATCGCGCTCTGCAAGGCGATCACATCAATCTCACCCGAGGCCAGGATATTGATCGTGAAGGTCGTCGGCGTCGTAGCGATGGTCACGCTGATGTCGACCGCCGCGCCGGTGTAGCCCGCCTTCATGGCGACGAAGCCGCCGGCGAAGATCGTATTGGTGGTGCCGACGATGTCGGTGAAGCATCCGCCGGGGACTGGCAACTCGCCCCAAGCCGCCGACGTGGCGTCCGGTGCCGCGACTGGCTGCCAGATCTTGCCGAGTGCCTGCCAGATGGAAGAAGACGTGAAACCACGTGCTGCGTGGTCCGTCACATCAGGTGGCCGCGCCAGTGTACGTTGCGCGAGCGCATAGGTCTTATTGGATGGTCCTACCAGGCTTGTTCCGTCTGAAGAAACCCGCGCCAAGCCGGCCGCAATAGCTTCCTGAACGATGGCCGCAATTTTTCGCATTTGTGGGCCTTATGCGTATGCCAAGCTGGTGCGGTTATCCCAGACGTTGTCATAGCCAACATCGCCGTCGGCGTACTTAAACGTTTGCGCAGTGCCGCTGACACTCATGCGCTGGATTTGCCATGCAGCTGCCGAAGTAGCAGTGCCAGGTGAGGCATTGCCAAAGTACGTATTGCCATCGCCATTCGCATCGACAATCTGGACGTTTGCGGCGTCGAATGTTGGACCGGGCATGTAGACCTCAAATAAAAAAGCCCCGCGATCTTTCGAAGGCGAGGCGAAGGCCGACGCTTGTGGCGTCGGCGGAGACACTTAAATTCGTGAGCGCGTTTCGTGCGCAGCCCGGCATGCCTTAACTTGGGCGCCTGCATGCACCAACGGCGGATGAACGCGCGGGATTGCGCGCCGCTACCGTCATTCTGGGTCGGTCTGATCCGGACGGCGATTCTGCGGCAGCATGAACCAGCCGAGCTGCCTGCGGATTTCATCGCCGGTTGGTGGCGGGTCCAGCGGTGCATGCGTGCGACGCTCCATGTACTCGCGCACCGTCTCTTTCGTCGGGTGGGTCGTATTGGTCATGGATACCTCGCGAGTAGCTGGGCTGCGTTCTGGTTATTTCCCGGCGGGTCGCTTGTCGAGGCCCTGTTCAGCGAGTACCGCCGCGACGTCGTCGACGTGCAGGCAGTCGCACATGCAGGCGTAGTCGTTGGGCGGCTGAACCACCGCGATATTGCCGTTGCAGTAGTCGTTGCCCGGCGTTGCGCTGTGCAGCACGCCGTAGGAGACGACCTTGCCGCCTTCCAGCCTCACGATCTTGTCGCCATTCTTTGCCTCGCGGCCATTGCGGTAGTGCATGTCGATTACCTCGTTTGATTGGCGGAGCGCCGCCAGAATAGAAAAAGCCACCGCAAGGGTGGCTTCGGGCTGCTCCAGAGCTATCTGCAAAGTGAGCTAAATCGGTAGAGTCAATTTTTCAGACTACCAAAACTGAGGCTATTTTCGCCCAAAGTGTAAAGGCATGTCACGGCCTATTTTGTCTAAGCTGGCCTTTACACTAATTCGGAGGTGTCGGCGACTCTGGTTCGACCGCAACCGTCGCAGTGACGTGCGCCTTCTTCAAGCTCTGCGCCAGAATAAAAGCCCTGCGCGCGAACGACTTCACACGGTTGTAGTAGGTCGGGCGGCTGATACCCAATTTGTCAGCCAAGCGCTTCACGTTGTCGGCCTGCTCCACATAGAACAGGTTGAAGCACACCATCGCATCGCGGTGATCCTTCATGTCGGCCAGCGTGTGAATCGCCATATTGAAGAACTGCATGTCCGGGTCGAGCCGCGCATTCGGCGGCAGGCCAGTCTTACTGGGCTGCATCGCCGCCAGTGCCGACTTGCCACCAGGCGCTATGTAGTAGCGGCGCGTGTAGCACCAATGCACCCAGTCCAAGCAGTATTGATTCAGCAGGCGATCATCCATGGGCGCGCTCCGGTTGTAAAGCCAAAGGTTAACACAGCAAAATCAAAAATGAATTGGTGAAACGTACAACTATCGCCATTTCTTATTCACCTTTGGTGGCCTGGGTTTCTTTCGCACCGGCTTCACTTTCTCGGCCGCCATCTGCACACTTTGCGCAGGGTCGCGGTAGGCTGCTGCCGGCAGCGCGCGGCTCGGCTCGGGGGCGCGGCGCGCTGGCGCCAGCAGGACGGCCAAGTACTCCTCCGGAGACATCGGCGCGCTCATACCCGCAGCACTCCGGTCCGGTCGAACTCGGCCAGCGCCGCCGACGCCGCGCGGCTGATGTCGACGTTCGGCACCGCCCGCAGGTAGACCATCGTCTTACCGATGCCGTCGCGCAGCACCCGCATCTCGTCACCATTGACACCGAACTTGCCCAGGCGCTGCGCCCGCGCCTGAATCTCGGCGATAGCCTGGACCATGTCGTTGGCGATCGGTAGAATCTCGTGGCCGTCAGGTGCAATGCGACGCACCATGTCGGCGTTCGATAGCAGGTCGTAGATATGCTGCTCGTCCAGGTGAGCCATGCCCAGCGCTACGCTGGCCTGAAAGCCAGGCATCTCGAAGGCAATGGCCTTGCGCATGCCGAGCGGCAGTACGCAGGGCTTCGGCCGGTATGCCTTCCGAGGTTTCTTTGTTTTAGCCATCTGTCCAATCTCCTGAAATTGCAGTTCACATACCAATTACCGATGATTCATAATAATCATGGAGTGGCGTACCTAAAGGCGATATACGAAGTCGCTCGCCACTTTCTCGCCATGAGGTCGCATTTTTACGTGAGGCACTCATATCGCATTCATGAAGAGCTGGCCTTGGATTGGCGCTGTCTTACGGTCCCAGAAGGCATGCGAAGGCCGTGAATCTTTGCGCCCGGCCGGCCGGCGCGGTCGCAGATGACATCCATGGCCTCGGCCATCCGTGTCCACCAGGCCGATGTACCGATCTTGGCGTACTCGCCCGAGCTGCCGAGGCAGATGCGCGGCCAGCCTGCGACCAGCCGATCAAGGCGCTCCAGCGATTCGTGCAGGTGCCATACTGGCGCGCCTACGTGTGGCGCCGACTCGCGCCAAGGCCATTCGTCCAGCAGCGCGTCGTTCGCCGCTTCATCGCCGTCGATCACATCAGGGATGACCGCGAAATCGAAGTTCGGGTACCGGTGCAACTCAGCGATCCACTCGTAGTACTCGGACCAGTCGAGCACCGGCGCGCCGCTGCGCCAGGCCGAGAACGCGCCGTTATCGAGCGCGAACGACTGCGCTACTTCCAGCGCGATGGTCAACTGCTCCGGGTGACGGAACGACACGAAGGCATGGCCGGAGCTGACCGCGCGCACGGCAGCTGTCGCAGGCGTGATCGGCAAGCCGTGATAATGAATCATCTCGCACTCCGTGTGAGGGCGGATGCTGCTGCCTGCGCCATGTGGTGCAATTTTGCGTTGAACCAACGGCGGATGCAGTAGGAGCGCACTACGCTAATCACCGTGTAGACGAGCCCCAAAGCGAGGTTGGCGCCGGCCGTGATGTGGAAGCCGAAAAGCGGGAAGATGAACATGTTGGCAGTGAAGTTGATCGAGAAGCCGACCACCACGTTGATGAGGGACTCAATCAGCGAGCCGAGGCGGGTTTGGTTCATGGTTGCAGTTCCTTCACTGGGCGGTCGTCGCCGACCTGGTAAGTTTGGGTGTACAGCGTGAGCATGCGGAGATTACACATCGCGTGCGCGAGGTGCGGCAGCCCTGATTCGGGATCGCACTCTTCGCCGCGCTGCCAGGCGGCTATGTGGCGCATCGCGCAAGCGAATGGGATCGACCAGGCCATGCCCTTCGTCCAGTTCCACGCCGCATACTTCGCACGGCCGTATTCCCAGACGCGCGCCTCGTCTTCCAAGGTGCACAGCGGGATCAGCGCAAAATCAGGCTTGCCACCATTGAAGCGCGCGCCGGAACCTTTCTCCTGGCTGAGCACGTCGCCGACGCCGGTCGACGCCGTGCGTGGGTACTGCAGCGCAGACAGCAGGTCCGGTGGTATGCCGCTGCTGACGGCCGGCGCCGACGCTTCAGCTCGCGCCCGGCGCATATCGTTTATGCTGAAGTCGCCGGACATCAAGCCAGTGACGCATGCAGTGACGCCGGCGGCAACAGCGTGGCGCGCCAGTTGCGCGCGCTCATCGAAAGTACTGTTTTTCTTGGTCATATTGCATTCCATTCAAAGTCTAATTTCTGTGAAAATTCCGCCAAAAGCCCAAATACCGATGACTGATGATAATCATCGAAGTGAGGATTCATGCGGGGTTGCGGCCGGTCGTTCGCCACTTTCTCGCCGGGACGAAAATCCAATCTTCTCGGCGATGTCGTGCTGCGCGTGCACGGCGGTGTCGAGATCCTTCTCCAGGTAGGCCATGGTGGTCATCGGGCTTTTGTGCCGCATTACCTTCTGGATCGTTTGGATTGGCACGCCGGCCTCCGACAGCATCGTCGCGAAGGTGCCGCGCAGCCGGTGCGGCGTGATGCCCTTGGTGGCGCATGCCGCGTTCGCCTGCAGCATCACAGTCCGAGCGAAGCCTGGCGGATGCTGGCGCCCGTTGCGCTTGGCCGCGATCAAGCCATCGGCCTTTCGATGCGGGGCCAGGTGCTCGGCAAGCCAATCCGGCAGCGGCACCGGCTCGGCCTCACGGCCTTTGGTCACACCCGGCGTGTACGTCGCGCGCTGCCAATCGATCCACTCCCAGCGCGCGCCCGCCGCCTCGCCCTCCCTCAGCCCCAAGCCGAACATCATCCGGATGGCGGTCGCCGCCGACGGTTCGCCGCGGGCGGCGACATCGACGGCGACGAACCATGCCTTGGCGACGTCGACCGGCAGGATGGAGCGAGGTCGCTTTTGCAGCTTGAGCATCTTCACGCGCCACGGAAGCGCCGGGATGATTTCGCGCTTGACCGCCCAGTTGGCCAGCAACTTCAGGATCCGCAACCAGTGGTTCGCCGATGCCGGCTTGTGCGTGGCGAGGTGAGTGTTGCGCGCCAGCTCGACCAGCTGGGTCGTGATCAGGTTGACGGGAAGTTCGCCCAGGTCGTAGAGGTGTAGCCTATTGAACGTGTCCACGCTGCGCAGGTGAGCGTGGCTTGCGACCTGTTTATGGACCGCCAGCCACGCGATGGCGAGCTCCCGCAAGGTGGGTATGGGCTTTCCTCCTTGCGCGACTCTGACGGCCTCCTCATAAGCCCTGAGGGCCACTGTATCGGCCTTCCCCTTCGCCCGTTCCCTGGTGCTGCGCTGGCGCCGGATATTATCGATCTGAAAGCGGTAGTGCCAAGTTCCCTCGACTTTGAAAAGTGCGTAGCTCATGTGAGGTTGCCGATCGCTTGAACAGGGCCGCGCTTATGCGCGCAAAAAATGACGGCAAGATGGATGGATGGGCGCATCAAGCAGCCCTCCGAGCGCGGTAAGATTCCCAGTTACAAACCACCAGTCGACCTCCGCCCTCGCGTAGCCGGTCAAACGCCCGGGCGCCAAGGTAGCCTTCCAGTTCCGCCACCGCCAAGTTGCTGATGACGATAGTCGGCCTGGTCGCCTCGTAGCGGCCGTTGATGATGTCGAATAGAATCAGCTTCTCGGTATCGCTGCCGAACTGCACACCCACCTCGTCAAGGATTAGCAGGTCGGGCTCGACCAGGTCGCGCAGCGCCTGCGCCTCCTTCTTCGTAGAGGTGCGCTCCCACGTTTCCTTGATCGATCCTACTGCGCTGCGCACCGAGGCAAAAATGGCCTGCCCCCCTTGCTCCAGCACTTGGTGTGCGATGCCGACCGCGAGGTGCGTCTTGCCGGTCCCGACATCGCCCACGAAGATCAAACAGGTGCCGGCCTTGCGCACCGCTGGGAAGCTGGCAGCGTAGCGCTTGGCGATCAGCAGTGCCTGCTCCGCCTCCGCGCACAGCGGGTCGTAGTTCCCAAGGTGCTTGTCGGCGAAGCGCGGCGGGATAGCGGCGCGCCCCAGCTTGGCATTCCAGGCCCGGGCCGACAGCTCCTTGCGCCATGCCTCACGTTCTCCGGCCATGGCGGCATTTTCGGCTGCCAAGTCGCAGGCGACGCAGTTCGACCATGTGCCGTGGATCAGCATCGAAACATACTCGCCGTGCTGCGTGCAGGTCTGCGCCACCGCACTCACATACCGCTTCGGGCTTTCAGAATTGTCCATCGGGGCCAACTCCCTTACTGTAATCCTGCTTGCCAAAGTTTCCATGGTGTTGTCCTTTCGGCGGAGAGCCGCGTTTCATCGTCAGTTGGTCCCATTTGTCGCGCAACTTCGCCGGCGACAGGACATTCGAGCACCAGAACGAATCGCTCTGCGCCCACTGGAACAGCTCGCAGATCTGGGTGTGCGTCCGCATATCGCGTTCCCGCAGCAGGCGGACATCGTCCGACCAATTATCGAAGTTCGGTGCCCGAGCTGCAGCGTTATTCGCCAAGACCCGGCTGAAGAGCCAGCGGGCGCACTTTTCGTCATCTGGCGTCCAGCGGTGCGTGGGCGTCGTGTCAGTCGCCCCGGGCGGGACGACTATTGCCGCCTCGGCAGGGCTTATCCCAGACGAGGTTTTAGTGTCTTTATCTTCTCTTCTCTTCTCTTCTCTAGGTAACGCCGGGGTAACGCTGTCAGCGTTAGTTTTAGCGTTACCTTTAGCGTTAGTTTTGTGTGAAGAGACACGTTTTGCGGTCTGACACCGCGCTTTTGCAGTCTTTCCGTTGTGCCAGCCGAAATTCGGCAGGCTGACACCCCCATCGTTTTGCACCAGCCAACCGACGTCACACATCGCTTTCGCGAACCCGCTAACGCCGCACACGTTATCCAGTAACGCCAAGGTAACGCTCTGAGCGTTACCATCAACAGTTTGCTGATCAAACCATCGCCAGATTTTGAGCAGCTTCCCAACAACCAGGTCCGGGTCAGGCCACCCCAGCGCGACAGCAATACCGAAGACCTCGCGCTTCTCTGGTGTATTCGCCTCAAATTTAAGCCAGTCACCTGCCATGGCGGGCCTCCGTGCATTTGGGCATGAACAGCGCGGCCGCCCAGTTATGCGGTGTGCTGGCGGCCTTCTTGGCGTAGTACTTCGCGCTGCGGCGCGCCTGCGCGACATCGGCGCGGCCGTCTGCCTTGGCGTTGCGACGAGACCGTTTGCTGCACTGAGCGCCAGTGAACGGCTTAAGGCGGCAAAGTGCATCAGCACCAGGGCCAAGCACATGAATAGGCTGGAAGCCGCCCGACCCCTCGCATCGTCTCCAGCTACCAATGTGTGTCTCGCCGGCGGCGCGCATGATGCGAATCCAGCGCTTGACTGTGGTCTCAGTCATGCCGGAAGCGGCCATAACTTCAGGTACGGTACCTGGCATGGCAGCGGTGACCTTGGCTTTATATCCTACGGGTGGCATGATGCAACCTCGATTCCAAGTCGAGCGCACTCCGCGCTATACTCAAGCCAAGTTTCGACCGGCGCGCCGTCCTTCACGATTACTTCGCCGTTTTTATCTCGCTTCGGTCCGCGAACCATAACCACCGCATCGCGGACATGGCCGGGGTCGGTGAGCAACCAATCGCGGCAGAAGTGAGGCGTATCCAACTCGGGGCTGATCTTCACGCGGCGTGTAGAGTCTGCATACATCTGCTCGGCCAGCGCATCGCGCCTTCCCGTCCACTCCTCAAGCGTCAGATTGCGCTTACCCTCATGGGTTGGCACCTTCCTTGCGGCAGCAGCTTTGCAGACGGTGCGGCTAATTCCAAATACGCAGAAGGCACCCATAGTCATGCCCCCCCCCAATTGATCTCGGCGACGGCGCGCCGAAGAATGCTTTCGAAATCCAATAGAATCTTAGTATTCATATATGTCCTCATGCTTGTGTGATAGAGGCCTTGACCGGTTGCCGCCGGCCGGGGCTTCGCTTCAAAATTCTTCGATCTTCCAGCCGCCGCCATCCTTCTTGGACTGCACCTGCACCGCGATGAACTGAATTGGGTACATGTCGGCCGCGATCTTGATCTTGGCGCGCGCGTCGTCTTCCCAGTCGCCCTTGACTTCGTGCGCCTCCAGGGCACCGCTGGCGAGCATCACCGCGAAGTCGGGCGTGTAGAACGTGTTGTCCGCCAGGCGGAACTTCAGCCCCTCGAACTTGAACCACAGCACCTCACCGGCGGCGCGACGCAGTTCCAGCGTGGCGGCGTAGGCGGCTTCCGTCCTGTTCATTACGCCCACCGTTAGACGGCCAAGCGCCTGCAACTGCTTTTGCATCGCCATCAGCAGTCCTCGGTCGCGCGGCGTACGCCGGCAGAATTCAGGCCGGCAAGCTTGCACCCAGCCTTCGTCGCGTGGAAATAGGCTTGGTTCTCGCCTTCATGGCCAGCGCACATGAAGCCGGCGGCGACCAGGCGGCGCATCGCTTCCTCGGCCGCGCCACCGCGCCCAGCGCAGTAGTAGTTGCGGAAGCCCCACTTCGACTGCGGACGGTGCGACGTGGCACCCAGGGCGTGCTTCAGCTTCTCGATATCCCCCTCATGCAGCGTGGCTACGCGGTCGGCCAGTTGGCAGGCAACGCACTTCCCGTGCTGGGCCAGCTGCTTGGCGAAGGCGCGGTTGCCGCAGGCGCAGCGCTTGGGGATCAGCACCGGCGGCGCCGATGCGTTGATGTTGACCTGGTGGTGGCGGTCGACCTGATTCAGGGTGTAATGCATGGTATATTTGCCTTTCTAATAACTGGAGGCGATATGTTTTTTAACTGCAAAACAAGCCATGGCCTAGCGCTGGCGACGGTGAACAACACCGACGTAGGTGTCGTTGTTCGAATCGAGTGGCAACCGCAGCAGAGCCACGGCGCTACTCACCAGATCGAATACAAATTCGAGCCACCGCTGCCGCCAGACTTCAACAGCGAGACAACGCAGGAACGCTACGCGCATGCCGCTCTTTCGCATTTCGATCGAACAGATGCGCTGATGGCTGGCGAAAAACAGTACTGCCGGGTAGACCAACTGGAAGTGAATGGCGCGCTCCGATTGGTCGGCGCGGCGCAGCAGTAGCGCTTTCAAGCTACCCTCGCAATCTCACGCTCGTGCATGAAGTTCGCGTGGATCAGCGCCCGCGCCATCGGCGGGCACACGCTGTTGCCGCACATGCGCACCTGCGCTGATTTGGTCAGCGGCACGCGCGGCAGGTCCAACGGATTACCCTCGGCTTGGTGACCGTCCACGAACAGCAGCTTCGGATCTGGGATTTCGCGGATGACGTAGTCGGCCGGGAAGCCCTGGGCGCGGTACAACTCAGCCGGCTCCAGCATGCGCAGGCCGATATCAACGATCACGTAGTCCACGCCCTGGATGGTCACCAAACCGTAGCGGTCCTTGGTTGTCACCGTATGCAGCGGCTCTTCGAGGCGCGGGTCCTGGTCGGTGCCGTAGTACTTCACCAGGAAGGCGCGCACTTCAGCGTGGTGCTGGCCTCCGGCGCTGACCGTGTGCAGCGGCTCGTCCATGCTGGCCGTGCTGCTGGTACCGCGGAGTTTGACCAGGCTGCTGGTCACGATTGCGCCGGGGACACCGCTGGCCGTGACCGTATTGAGCGGCTGCTCGACATCGCGGATGCCGTGGCTGAAGCGCTTGCCGCCGGCTGTGCCCTCTCCGTGTCCCATATGGACCAGGTTCGCGGTGACGATACCCAGCGCGTGCGGCGCGCCGGCCGGGTTCTCCTTCGGCCCTGCGGTGATCGTCGGCACCGGCAAGTTCATGTCGCTGCCCGTGGCGCCGGTGCGGAACTTCGTGATATGGGCCGTGACCAGGGCGGTATCGCCCTTAGCCGTGATAGTAGCCGCCGGCTCATCGGCGCCGCGCGGACGGCTTTCCCCGGCACGCCCGCCGACGCCAACCAGCGTCGCGGAGACGGCGCTGAAGTGGCCGCCCTTCACCTGGGCGCAGATGGTGCGCAGCGGCTCGTTCGCAGGCATCACGCGCTGATTGCTGCCGTTGGCGTGTTCGTTCAGGAACGCGGTCACCAGCGCCGCCTTGCTGGCGCCAGCAACCACCGTGCCCAGCGGCTTCTCGATGTCGAGCGCGCGCGGCGCTTGGCCATCGCGCTCACCGTACCCGGTCTGCACCATCGTCGCCACGGCCAGCGCCTTCTCACGCTCTACATAGCTCACGTGCCCGGAGGTGATTTCTCCGCATTTCGGGCATGGCATGTCGAGCGCCCCTTGGAATGTCTCACCACAGTTGCATGAGATTACCGGGACCAGAGTGGCCGTCGCTAGCGCCTTCTCGCCGCGCTGCGCGCTGGTGATGGTGCGAAACGGCTCATTCACCGATTCGCTGCGATCCCCGCCCTGGTGCGTTACTGGCACGATGCTTGGCACGACGACGGCACGATGGTTCTCAGTGGTCAGGGTGCCAAACGGCTGGGCCGACGAAACCGGCTTGCCGGAGTAGATTGGACCGCCCTGCCCCACGATGAACGGCGCGGCCGAGTCCACCACATAGCGCATGATGCCCTTGGCGATGCGGCGCATGGTCGCCTCGGCCAGCGGGCGCTTGCGCTCAAAGATGCTCGGGCAACGGATCGACCAATCGATGCACTCGGCGGCTGTGCGCCATGGAGCCAGGTTCCCAGCCAGCACACCGGCCGACGTCGGCGCACCGTTGGTGGGAGCCGGCCAGCGGATCGGCAGACCGTCGCGGCGCGCCACGAGGAAGAAGCGCTTGCGGATCGTGGGAGTGTCGTAGTCGCTGGCGCGAAGCTCCTTGTGGTCGACCTTGTAGCCGTGGCCGCGCAGCTGACGCAGGAAGCTCTCGAAGGTCTTGCCCTTCTTTGCGGGGTCGGGGCGGAAGTTGCCCTCGGCGTCCACCAGCAGCGGCCCCCAGGTCTTGAATTCCTCGACGTTTTCCAACATGATCACGCGCGGCTTACACTTCGCCGCCCAGCGCAGCGTCACCCAGGCCAGGCCGCGAATGTTCTTCGCCACCGGCGTGCCGCCCTTGGCCTTGCTGAAGTGTTTGCAGTCCGGCGACAGCCAGACCAGGCCGACCGGCTGGTTGTTCGTCACCTTGATCGGATCGACGTCCCAAACGCTCTCGCAAAGGTGCCTCGTGTGCGGGTGGTTCACGGCGTGCAGCGCCAGCGCTTCGGGGTCGTGGTTGATCGCGATATCCACCGGTCGGCCGAAAGCCTCCTCCAGTCCTGTGCTGGTCCCCCCGCCACCGGCGAAGTTGTCGATGATGAGTTCGTGGCCAAGGTCCAGCGACATGGTGAAGTCATCGCGCCTCATGCGTGCGCTCCCGCTGCCGGGCCGAACAACGCAGCGACCAAACCATCGCGGAACGGCTTGAAGCGGTGCATGGGCGGCTGGTAGTGGGTATCGTCCTGCATGACATGCAGATGTCGCGAGGGGTCTTTCTCTGCCCGCTCCAGCAGAGTGCCGTAGCGCGTCCGATTGCGCGGTATGGGTTTCTGCGCCTTCAGGTCGGCGATGAAAGTCTCGATGCGCTGGATATCGGTGGTCAGGTGGTAGATCGGAGCGCGCGGGCCGACGTTGCCGGCGGTGGACTCGTGCGCTGCAACCAGGTCGGCATGGCGCAAGTCGCGCATGTAGTTCTTGGAGCCTGCGTGCGTCATGCCTAAGAAGTCAGCGGCCTGCTGGACGGTCATTGGGCGGCGCCCGAGTTCGGCAACCAGGTTGATCATCGCCTCGACGCGATGCTGGGATCGGAGTGGGAGCCTCATGGCTGCCCTACTTTCTCCGCCAACTCGTCGACGGCGGCGCGCAGCTTCTGTTCGCTGTGACGGTGCTCGGTAAGGGCCTGGTCCTTGGCTGCCGGCGCGGCTGTGATCTTCTTGTCAGTGACGCGCCAGTCCTTGGCATCCTCGACAACCTTCGTGTTCTGGTAGGTGGTGGTCGTCATGGGTTCACCGCCGAGATTTTTCGTTGTGCTATCATTGCGTCCTCTGTAGTTGTTTTGCCAAGCCGGCCTGCACGCCGGCTTTTCTATTTCTGCTTCTGTTCTTCGCGGTATTGCGCCAGCATGGCCTCGTAGTGCTGCCGCTGACGTACATGGCCGGGATCGACTGGCAGTGGCTCGTCGTCGTGCTTGGGCTGCTGCTGAGTCATGCCGCCGCTTCGCCTTGGCGCAGTTGGGCCTTTGGACGGCCCTGGGCATCCGACATGCGGTACTTGGTGCGGCGGTCGCCCATCAAATCGCGCAGGTCACGGATGCTCATGCCGGTCACTTCGTGCATGCGGATCAACAGCGAGGCGCCGACCGGCAAACGGTGGTGGCGGATCTTGCTGATGACCGGCGGCGCTACCTCCAGCAGGCGCGACAGGGCCGCATCGTTCTTCAGTTGCATCTTGCCGAGCAGGATGTCGAGCAGGTGGTTCGGGTTGTAGTTCAATTGCATGTAAAGCTCCTTGGTTATGCCGCGGCGCGGCTTTTCTATTTGCGCCACCGGGCTTGCAGCCCGGCGCGCTCGATAATTTCCCGCACGCCCACGCCGAAAATGATGTGAATTAGCAGGATCAAATTCGCTGACAGCGCCAATTTCTCATTGCGCAGCTTGCTCATGTAGGCACCGTCTTTGTTCAACAACCGACCGAGTTCCGCATCGCTCTCAAGCTCCCTCTCTGTGAGCAAGAAGTCGAGCAACTTGGCGACGGTGCCGCGTTCGGTTGCTGGTGTCATGGCGGTGCACCAGCGTTCGCTTCGTTTTCCATCGTGTCTCCGTCAGGTGAATTTCCGGCAGGCGTTGTCCAACCGGCGCTTGATGTTGTAGGCGGCACGCAGCGCGGCGCGGTAGGCGGCGAACTCTGTCGCGGTCTCGATCTGCAGCTCATCCCAGCCCGGCCCACCAACCGGGGTGTGGTCGCCGCCCTCGTATTCCCGGATGGCCTCGTGGTACTGGTGTTTGGCCGCATTGGCGGCGTTGACGGCACGGTGATGCGTCATCGCCAATTCGCCGATATTGGCCAGCGCTATCAGGCACGCAACGTTCGGCGACGATGTCGCGCTATCTGTTCGAGCATTCACGATTCAGCATCCCCGGTCTTGGCGTAACGGCGTACCAGGAATATCTGGCCGGCGCCCGTCACCATAGTTGTGAATGTGGGGCGCGATATGCCCTTGCTGTCCGTGTACGGGTTTCCCTCGACCACGGAGAAATAGCCTTTGTCGATGTACTTTTGGAATGGCATGCGGCTGCCATTAATGAGAATCTTGTCCTCCCGCAGACGGGCGAATAATTTGGTTCGCCCGATGCCGATCATCTTCCCGACCCTGTCGATGTGGCAGAGGCCATCAATGGCGCGAATCGTTTCGGCAAAGAGGACTTTCGGCGCGTCAATGGCGATCTTTGCGGTCAGCGCCTGGCGCGCGTCGACCTGGTCCGCCCAGGCGCGGGCGGCGGCGGCCGGGTTCGTGAAGTCGGGCAGCACCGGGGCGGCGACGCTCTGCTCCAACTCGCGCCAGCGGGCAATGACCTTACGACGCAGCACGGCGCTGTAGCCGGTCAGCAGCGTGTCCGTCAGCTCGCGGTCAAGCAGATATTCAGTCTGCTTGCGGTTCATGCAGTCCAGATAGATACCTTGAAACGTCAAGACATCTTCCCCGAGTTCGCTGAGCATTTTCCGTATGTCGATGGCGACATTGAAATGAGCCTTGCCAGTCAAGTCCGCAATCTCGCGACTGGTCATCAGCAGTCCACCCGGCGGTACAGTCATTTCCATCGCATCCCCTTGGTAAATTCAATTAAGTCAAGTCGCTTCGCCAATCTGCCCTTGGCGCCGTCATGGCGGCAGCCGCCGCACCGCTTTGTCCAGCTCGCGACCGGTGCGGTACTCCTCGCGCTGGGCCTGGCTTTTCTCTTCTGTCGTTCTGGCATCACGCCGGCGATCCCGCGCGCCAACGTGCGCCTTCGCGTAATGCACCACGGCGTCTTTCGCGCCTTGCTCTTTCTGGTCCTGCATCACCTCTCCTTATTGATGGCCTGGAATTTCGCTGCGCAACCGAAAGCCTTCAAAGCAATCGCTTCGGCGTTCGAGAGCCGAAAGCACTCCGGCCCGGCAGTGCAACGCGGCGGTGGTGTTGGCGTACACTGGTGATGCCCAGCCAGGCCCTGCTGGCGATCGGCGCATCCCGACAAGGTAGGGATTCCATCGGCAGCTTGTTGGCCGTAAGATTCGACTCAATGGCTTGCAGCATCGAGAAGCGGGCAAAGACAGCGCGGGCGAGGCCGGACGCGATGCAATGGGCGTCGATGCGGGATTTCTCAGCATCGCTGAGCGGCACTTCCAGGCAGTTGTGGCGGACGTTCGTTTTCATGGTATGGCTCCTGTGATTCGGACTACGAGGTTTGGGTAGGTGTGGTACGGGTGATGCAAATTCGGTGAGCGCCGTCAGCCCGGCAGGCCGCTGTGCTCAGCTCCAGGCATGCCGCCGACGAATGAGCGGAACAGCCGGTTGTTGGTCTTGCGCTCTTCGGCAAACGCCTGGCGGTCGGCGCGAATCTCGCAGATCAGATTGCGCACTTCGGCGATCAGTTCGCCATGGCCTGGCAGCGGCGCAAGCTCAGCGGCGACCAACTCGCTTACCACCGGCGCCGGGCCGCGCACCAGGTCGGCGAACGCGACAAGCACGGTTGCCGCGGCATCGGCGACAGCAGCAGGATCAGCGTTGTCGGTATCGAGGTTGAACGCGACAAGCAGTGCGGCGCTCAAGTTGGCGTGGTTGCTCATGCGACTTCCTTCGCAGGTTTGCGCGGAGTCACGGCGGCGCGCTGAGGATTGGGGTTTGATGGTTTCGCCCGTTCGGAGCACGAAATGCGGTGCAGCTCCGTGATTGCGCGGAGCGTGCTGCCCTTGCAATCGTCCTGGCCATTCAGGATGCGATTGACGGTCGGCTGGGACGTGCCAAGCTCCTCAGCGATTTTCACTTCGCTCCAGCCGGTGGCGTCCTTGATCTCCGTGAGGAGTGTCGAAATTTTCTTGTCCATGAACGCACTCTATACGCGAATGGATAGACAGTCAATACCCGAACGAATAGAAAGTATGAATAACCTATACACGAGCGGATAATTTCGACATGACTATTGCGACAAGACTTGACGAGGCGATGCAGGCAGCGAGAATTACATCGCAGTCCGCCTTGGCGCGCGCGTCAGGCGTGCCGCAGCCAACGATCAATCGAATACTGAAAGGTCCGGGCAAAAAAGGGCCGGAGACGGCGACAATTGCCAAGCTGGCTGCAGCCTGCAACGTCACGTTTGAATGGTTACATGAGGGGATTGGCCAGATTAGCCGGGCGCCTACGTCATCCAGCGTTAGACAGCCCGAGGCGCCATATCAACAGCACCCTGTGCAAACAGCCGAGAGCTATTCCCTGACCTTGGAAAAGCTGGTGATGATTAATGCGATCAGCGAGCGGGAAGCCGCTATCTTACGAAAATTCCGCATTACGACGGATAACGGAAAGAACATGATCGAGGGCACCGCGCTCGGTGCGCCCAAGCCGCACCTCGCGGCTGTTGTCGACGACAAGGTGCAAGACCACCCTCCGGGGGCAGGCAACAGCAACGGCCTGTAGAACCGGCAAGACTTCGACCTGGCATTCGTCGGCCATCGCGCGGTATGCCGTCATGGCTCTTTCAAAATCTGTCATTGTCGGCAATTCAAGTATTCGAAGAGCAACAATACGCTCAAACTGCGGCGCGCAAACTAACCAATTGTCACGCGCTTACTATTTATTTCAGTAATAGTTGATCTGCATGGTTTGGGCGGATCAAGGATTTCACACTTAGGTATCTTGGTCGCCTAGTGGTGACACGATTTTTAAGCCGGCCCGTGGCGGCCGCGGGTTCTTCTTTGCCACGTCCTCCATCATGGTCACCATCGCGGCCAAGGCCTCGTCATTCATCTGCTGTAGCGCAGCTCGCGCCCTTTGTTCATCCGAATGTCTCGGATCATTGCATGACATCTTGATGCTCCTTGTGATTGTTGAGGTCATTTCAATATACGCGGAATGTAACACTAATGCACAGTGGGAATTACTATTGCTCGTAAATATCAGTGGGCATCTTCCTATCGCAAAGCTGACTCCTCTCCCTGAGTCATACAATTGTTAAATATTATGGATGGCATTGGACGAAAGAGAGTGATGTCATTTGACATCAAAAACAACACTTTCTGAAAGAGTCGCGCAATCATCGCGCGATGAGAATATCAAAGCCGCCACAAAAAACGAAACCCATCACAATCCGGCTTCCCCTGGAACTCTACGCCCAACTTGAAATCGACGCCGCGGCGCAGGCCTGGTCGGTCAACTCCGAGATCAATTACCGCCTTCGCGCTGGCCCAATCCTAGAGCAGTTGCGTAACCTCACCGGCGAAGTATCACAGCTCAAAGCCTTGGTCGAGAGGCTTCAAAACCCAGAGTGAGACAATTCGATAGATTTCCAGTTGTCAATTTTTATATAATTTAGGAACTTCTAACGTTCTGCGAACATTCCAAATGCCTAAATTGTTGCCGGCCTTTATTGCACTTATCGTTGCCGCAGCGTCACCTGCTTTCGGCCAAACAAACAGTGCGAAGACGGCGTTGAAGCGAAGTGCGCCGGCAACTTCCAATCCAGTGAAGTTGCCATCCACCGATACTCTGGCCAAGTATTCCAAAGAACCTTTTGACCTGGAGGATAAAGCCCTTGCGCCCGGTTACGCGGGGCATAGTTGCAGGGAAATCGTTCGGAAACTGAAGCCGTCCAATCCTCAGAAAGATGAGTTCGAAAGTAGCGCCGCCTACGCTGGGCGAGTTGCCCATTTGGCTGACGACATAATTTATGGCAACATCACCGGACAAAGTGTTGTTGCTTTTGCTGCTGAAAGGCCTTTGATATCGCTCACCTACAATGCAGATACCGAGGACGCAAGGGTGAATTTTCTGACCATAGGAAGTCTTTCGACTAAGGTTGGTGGATCATATGTTAGGTCAGCGCTTATCGAATCACAATCCACAGACAACAGCGAATATGTCGGGGAGAACAGCTATGGGAAAAAAGTTGCTGTCCGCAGGACTAGTTACAACGCTTGTGCTGTTGCCTTCGCCAATGTCGATTCGATCACAAGAAGGGTAGCCCTCCCAACAAGCTTCAGCTTCAAGGTTCCGGCGATCTACGCAAGAACGCTGAAGGATAGTATTGGGGTGCTATACGTCGGCCCAATTAAGCAACCATTCTTGGTTCATTATGGCGAATACATGAAGCCAACAATTGATAGCCCGACTGAGCTAATTTACTCAGGAGATGCGATTGTGATTCACCTATCAAAGATAGTGCTTTATGACACCACTACCGGAAGAATTCTGGACACTACGGAATTTTAGTCGACCGTCTTTAGCCCTATCCCCAATTCCCAGCCCGCAAACGCGGGCTTTTTTTACGCCGGTAATTAGGGAGCAACTAGGTCTCACAGCCCTCGCAAAAAATTATCCACATCTATCCATTCGCGTATTGACTTATCTATCCGTTCGCGTATAGTTCACTTCATCGACACACCAACCACGATGGAGAACACGATGAACGCAGTAGTCCAAGACCCCGCAGCATCGATCGAACAAAAGCTTTTCGTCACCGTACCGGCCGTCACCTTCCCAGACGGCAGCATCGAGTCATCGTTCCAGGTGGCGACCTACCTGACCAGCAAGGGCGAAGACGGCGCGGCCACGATTTCCGCCAGCACCGCGCCATGGGTCAAGATCAACTACCACGACGCCGTGGCGGCCGCCGCCGGCGCCGGCCTGGCGCTGATCACTGAACGCCAGTACCTGGCTCTGGCCATCGACATCGCCAGCGTGGCCGTAAACTGGACAGGCGGCGCCGTCCACGAAGGCAACCTGAAGCAAGGCCTGCGCAATGGCGACTTCGACGAAGCGCAAGCAGGCGACGTCGTGCCCGATGATGCAGACGAAGACCGCTGGTTCACCCTGTCGAACGGCGAGCGCATCTGCGACGTCGCCGGCAATGCCTACAGTTGGGTCTTCGACAACGTACAGGGCGACGAAAAGGGCTTGATTAAGGATGAGTTTCAGGCCGACTCGCTGTCGATTGCGGCAGCGCCCTTCCCTTCGATGAAGCGTGGCATGGGCTGGCGACCTTCGGCCGGCGACGGTTGGTCTGGCAATGCGCTCATCCGTGGCGGCTACTGGCTCGACGGCGGCGTCGCCGGCGTGTTCCTTCTCGGCTACGCGCACCCGCGCGACTCGTACGGCGACGTCGGCTTCCGCTGCACCAAACCCGCATAGGTCTCTGGCCCCCGGTGCCAGGTCATAGGCCACCGCAGAGCGGCGGCCACGCTAAACCAAAGTCGAGGAGAACGAAATGTCCGCAGCTGAAATCAGAGCCCTGTCCGCCACTGCAGCAGCAGCTGGTGACGTTGTTCCGCTGTTCGATTTCTCGACCGTGGCCATTCCGGCTTCGCTCGGCTGATCTGGAGGCAGCTATGTACTACGCCATCACCATCATGTACTTCATCGGATTCGTCTTCATCGGTTACGAAATCTGGAAGTCGTCGCGCCTGCCGGTAATCAATTGATCGCCGCCGATATCCGCCCACTGCCCGCCTCGAGCGGGCCTTTCCAGTACCACAGCACCCCACAACCGAACCCGGAGCCTCAAATGCCCAAAGCATCCGCAGCACTGACCATCACCGAAGAGCGCACGTTCAGCGCGCAGCTGGGCGGCCGCACCGTCGCTGGCCTGGCTGTCGCCGACGCATGGCGCGGCTTCACCATGTACGCGAACGCCGCCGGCGCGCATCTGATCGTTCTGGACGCCGAGCAACGCGTGGTCACCGGCACGCCGGCGCTGCTGTCGACGCTGGGTCTGCTGTCCAACGAGCATTTCGTGCTGATCCCGAAAACGACGCTGCCGGGCGGCTTGGTGGTGGAAGCGTTCTGGTACGCCCGCTACCCAGCCAGCAAAGATGCCGTCGGCAAGCTGGTCCACGACATCAGCTCAAAGCCATGGGTCAACGTGAATTTCGAACAGGCCGGCACCGCCGCCGTAGAAGCCGGTATGCAGGTCGCCCGCGAAACGCAAGAGCTGGCCGTCCGCCACCTGATCTGCCTGCAGCCGGAAAACTGGACCAGCGGCAATGTCGGCGAAGGCACCGTGTATCAGGGCCTGCGCCGTGGCACCGTGAGCAGCGCCCAGGCCGCCGACCACAAGGCCAACGACGACGAGCGCAACTGGCATGTGCTGCCGGGCGGGGAGCGTGTCTACGGTGTAGCCGGGAACATCTACACCTGGACGCATGACGACGTGCAGGGCGACGAGCGCGGCCTGGTCGCAGGCCGCATGAAGTCAGATTCAATCTCGCTGACCACCGCGCCGTACGCATCGAAAGAAAAGGGCATGGGCTACCGCACTGATGGCGATTGCGACTGGTCTGGCCGTGCGCTCATCCGTGGCGGCTACTGGGACGGCGGCGACCGCGCCGGCGTGTTCTATCTCGGCTACTCGGTCCCGCGCGACTCGCTCGACTTCGTCGGCTTCCGCTGCACCAAACCCGCGTAGGTCTCTGGCCCCGGGTCACAGGGCACAAGCCACCGCGCAGCGGCGGCGCCCTTCCCTCTCTTTGGAGAAGTTCATGACGCAAACGACGCACCCCACCAAGCAACAAGTCCGTGACCTGATGGCGCAGCACCGCGCGGCCGGTACACCGCCGCTGTCGCCGGAGCAGTTCCGCCAGCAACTTGGCTGGAACCTGCTGCGCAACAACCACGCGGTGGCAGCGTGATCGCGCGCTTCCTCTTCGGCGATCCCTGCTGCTGGACTAGCCGCCACCCTCGCCTGATGATCGGCGCCGTCTGCCTGCTGGTGCTGCTGTCACAGTGGCTGGTCGACATCGCAATACCGCCGGTGATGCCATGAGCGCCATTGAACGCAACCTGATGACGATGCTGCTGGAAGCTGACAACCCGACGCTGGCCGAAAAGGCACTCTGGCGTGTCGTCAGCCTGTTTTACGAAAACGACCGCATGAGCAGCCATGAACTGCGCACCTTCGCGATCATCCTCGAAGGCCTGGGCATGTCACCAGCGCAGATCCGCGCTGAGATTGAAGGCGCCATCCAGCGTAAGCGCGACCGACTCACCCTGATGCGCGCAGAAAAAGGAGATGAGCATGCGATTTCGTGAATGGTTGACCGTCGCCGCAATGCTGTTGTTCGTCGGCCTAAGCTACGCCTACATGGCCCATGCAGATACCGAAAGCGCTTGCCGCGATGCGCAGGCTCCGCCTTGACACAAAACAAAAATGAAATGCACTCCAGAATGCCGATTTCAAATGAATTTCTCAAAGCGCCGCGGCGCGGTTATTGATAGGACAGATGATGTTTAGAAATTTACAAATTTACCGCCTGCCCGGCTTCCTGGCATCAGCTGAGTCCCTCAACCGCATGCTTGCGCAAGCCGCGTTCGCGCCGGCTGCCAGCAACGAACTACTGCGCGAGGGCTGGGCGCCGCCGCGCGCCGACGGCGACCTGGTGCACGTCGTCAACGGCCAGTTCCTGCTGAAGCTGACGACCGAATCCAAGGTGCTGCCGGCGGCAGTCATCAACCAGGTGACGAAAGCGCGCGCCGCCGAGATGGAAGAGGCACAAGGCTTCTGCCCTGGCAAGAAGGCCTACAAGGAGTTGCGCGAGCGGGTCGCCGACGAGTTGCTGCCGCGTGCGTTCTCAACGCGCGACAGCACCTGGGTCTGGATCGATCCGAAGAACGCCTGGCTGGTGGTCGACGCCGCCGGCGCCGGAAAGGCCGATACCGCGATCAAGCTGCTACTGAAGACGATCGACAAGTTTCCGGTCGAGAGCCTGCGCGTTCAGCGCTCGCCGGTGGGCGTGATGACCGACTGGCTGCAATCGGATGAGGCGCCAGCCGGCTTCACGGTCGACATGGACGCCACCCTGCAGGCGACCGGCGAGAGCAAGGCGCAGGTGCAGTGGAAGCGCCACACGCTGAACGCCGAGGAACTGGGCCGCCACATCGCCGCCGGCAAACAGTGCATCCGCCTGGCCATGACGTGGGACAGCAAGATCAGCTTCGTGCTGGACCAGGGCTTGGCCGTCAAGTCGTTGAAGTTGCTCGACGTACTGAAGGAGAAGGATTATGCCAAGGACGACGCCGAGCGCTTCGATGGCGACTTCGCCTTGTTCGCCGGCGAGACGGCCAAGCTGCTGGCCGACCTAGTCCATGCGCTGGGCGGCGCGGCGACGATGTCCGATCCGGGCGAGCAGAAGTCGACTCCGGCTACCCGCAGCCAGAAAAAGCTCGAACGCGCCGTCGGCCTCAGCGCCGAACTATACAAGGTCCGCGCCCTGCACCGTGAAGTGCTGAATGAACTCTACACGCAGAGCGTGCAGCCCTACATCGTGCACGTGCACGAGCGCATGGCAGCCACCGGCGAAAGCGCGGTCAAGGCAGCACTGGAACTGGCGAAGGCGCGGCCGGCTGGATCCACTGCCAGCCAGATGCTTCTGGTGGCCGCCGTCGAGATTCTGGAGCCGAGCGAGAAGCCTGCCGCTGGCGACGAGCCGGTGCGCGCACAGCGCACCGTGAACGGTCAAGGCCTAGGCACCTCCCAACCCGCATAACCGAATTTATTGCAGTACCAACCGAGGAGAATCATGAATACAGCAACTTCTGCAGAAACCACCGCCCTGGCCAGCGCCGTTGCGGCCCTGTTCGCCACCGTACCCGCCGTAACCTTTCCTGACGGCAGCGTTGAGCCATCGTTTCAGGTGGCTACCTACCTGACCAGCAAAGGCGAAGACGGCACGCCGACGATTTCCGCCAGCGCCGCGCCGTGGGTCGAGATCAACTACCACGACGCCGTGGCGGCAGCCGCAGGCGCTGGCCTGACGCTGATCACCGAGCGCCAGTATCTGGCCCTGGCTATCGACATCGCCAGTGTGGCGGCGAACTGGACCGGCGGCGCCGTCGGAGAAGGCGACCTGAAGCAAGGCTTGCGCAATGGCGACTTCGACGAAGCTCAGGCCGGCGACGTCATACCCGAGTCCACTGACGAAGACCGCTGGTTCACCCTGTCGAACGGCGAGCGCATCTGCGATGCCGCCGGCAACGCCTACAGCTGGGTCTTCGACAACGTGCAGGGAGACGCCCAAGGGCTGATAGCTGGCGAGTTCCAGGCCGACTCACTGTCGATCACCACCGCGCCATTCCCGTCCCTGGAGCGCGGCATGGGCTGGCGCCCGCGCGGCGGAGCCGCTTGGTCTGGCTTTGCGCTCGTCCGTGGCGGCTACTGGTTCGACGGCGACGTCGCCGGCGTGTTCCGTCTCCGCTGCACGCGCCCGCGCGACTCGGACGACTTCGTCGGCTTCCGCTGCACCAAACCCGTATAGGCCTCTGGTCACGGGTTCCCGGTCCCCGGTCACTGCGAAGCGGTGACCGTGTCTCCCAAACAACGAGATAAATAATGAAAAAAGTTGAATCACAAGTTCCGACTGCTGGCGAGCGCGCCGAGTTCTCGCTCACGGCGTTCCGCGGCATCGAGGTCGGGCTGGGCACGGCCGACCCGATGGCCGACGTCTCTGCCAAAATCGAAGCGAAGCACCCCGGACACCTGGTGCTGGTGCAGGCCGGTCGCTTCTTACACGGCTACGACCGGACCGCGCACGCGCTCAACACGCTGAAGAATTACCAGCTGCAGCTGGTCAACACCAGCGGCGCGCCGCATCTGCGGGTCGGCTTCCCCGCAGGGAACTTCAAGCAGCGCCTGTGGAGCATGGTGCGCGAGTTCCAGATTCCGTACGTGGTCTACCTCGGCAACCGGACGGATGGCTACACCCTGTACGTTTCCGACCAGGCCGGCGCCAACACGTCGGTGCTGCTGTCGGTTTCTGAAAAGATAGTGCATCAGGTCATTGCCGATCTGGTCGCGCGCGGCGAGGTCAACCAGGCCGCCACCAAGGAGTTGTTGACCAATCCGGACAGCTCAGGCTTCAAGCTCAAGACCCAGGCGCAAGAACTGGACACCCACCTGCTGCAGGACGTCATCAAGATGCCTCGCGACCTGCGCGCCACGTTCGGCGAGAATCTGCGCGCGTGCATGGCGCGCGTGATGCGCAATGTGTTCGCCTACGGGCAGGCCTTCGACAAGACCGGCGTCCTGCATGCGCTGTCCGCCGATATTGACCTGCTCAAGTTCTACCTCACCCAGGCTCCACGTTTAAGCAAGCTCAAATTCGCGTTCGATCATCGCGCTGGCTTAGCCGTTGAGCTTGGGCGGCTGGTCGGCGGCCTGCTTCGCGCCGGAAGGGCTGCATCATGATCAACGAAGGGGGTGGTCTGGAAGGTCTGGCAATGCGCTCATCCGTGGCGGCTACTGGAACGACGGCGACAACGCCGGCGTGTTCAATCTCAGCTACACGAACCCGCGCAACTCGAACGACAACGTCGGCTTCCGCTGACCCAAAAATCACACGCTTACACGTCGAGCATGCTCACGGAAAGCATATCTTTGGTCGATCAGCTCCTGGGGCAATCCCGAAAGCACGGCGCGAAGCCAAACCGGAAACCGTTGCAGGGCCCATGGGTGCTGCAACGGGATGCGGCCGCGCGCCGGCGCCGTTCCACGGCATGACGTCGCTATCCAGCCTCTTCGGCTACTGGACCAGCGCGAAGAAGAACAAATCGGCCAGCCTGCGAGTGCAGCGCTTCGGCAACGACCCGCTGCGCCACCTGTTGGCGATTCAGGCCCGGCTGCGCGCCCGCGCCTTCGAGTTCGGGCCGTACAAGACCTTCGTCGTGCGCGAGAAGAAACACCGCCATGTGGTCGACGCTCCGATGAAGGACCGCGTTGTGCACTGGCTGCTCTACGAGTACCTGCTGCCGATCTGGCAACCGCGCTTCATCGCTGACACCTTCGGCAATCTTCCCGGGCGCGGCACGCATGCGGCCGTGCGCCGCCTGGCCGAGTTCGCGCGCGGCGCCAGTTCGAAGTGGGTGCTGCAGCTCGACATCAGCAAATACTTCTACAGCGTGAATCACTCGCTGCTCAAGGGGATGATCCTGCGCTACATCGGCGACCAGGACGTCCGCGCCCTGCTCGTCAACCTGGTCGATTCCTTCCGCACTGGCGATGAGTACGACGGCCTGTTCGCGGCCGACACCATGTACCGCCGCACTGCCGCCAAGGGCATGCCCATCGGTTCGCTGACGTCGCAGCTGTTCGCGAACATATTCCTCTGCGCCTTCGACCACTGGGTGAAACAGACCCTCCGCGTCAAAGCCTACCTGCGCTACGTAGATGATCTCACCTTTATGGCCGAGACGAAGGAGGAACTGCTGGCGATCAGCGCGGCCGTCGTCGAGTACCTCGCCGCCATGGGCCTGACCATTCACCCGTTCAAGGTCCGCCTGGCGCCGGCCGCCGCCGGCATCCCATATCTGGGCTACGTGGTCTGGCCGAACCACGTCTCGGTCGGCGCGTACGGACGGCGCCGATATCACCAACGTCTCCGCCAGCATGAGGTCGGCGGGCGCGACCGAACCGAGGCACTGATGTCCTATAAAGCACTGCTCAGCCACACAGGCATCACCATTAAACCGAGGGTCGCAGCATGAGCGAGAACACCAAGATCGAATGGGCGGACCATACGTTTAACCCATGGGAAGGCTGCCAAAAGGTCGGCCCAGGCTGCGACCACTGCTACGCCGAGGCGCGCAACGCGCGCTTCGCCGGCGGCAAGTCCGTCAACTGGGGCCCGGGCGCGCAGCGCCGCCGCACCAGCGCTGCGAACTGGAAGAAGCCGATCGCCTGGAATGCAGCAGCCACCGACTTTATGGTCGCACATGGTCGTCGCCAACGCGTGTTCTGCGCCAGCCTGGCTGACGTGTTCGACAACGCAGTCGACCCACAGTGGCGCGTTGACTTGCTCGAGCTTATCGCAAAGACGCCGCACCTCGACTGGCTCTTGCTGACGAAGCGCATCGGCAATGCGCACGCCATGCTGGATGCGGCGTTAGAAGTGATGTCGCACGGCTTGACCGAGTGGGCTGAAGTTCCATGGCCGAACGTCTGGATCGGCGTCACCGTCGTCAACCAGGAGGAAACCGACCGCGACATACCGAAACTGCTCGCAGTGCCGGCGGCGCGCCGCTTCCTGAGCATGGAGCCGCTGCTCGGCCCGGTCGACTTCTATCAGTCCTCCGCCACCTGGAGCGCGGCTGGCTACATGCCGTGGAGGAACCGCCCTATTCTCGGCGGTATCGACTGGGTGATCGTCGGCGGCGAGAGTGGCGCCGGTGCACGGCCGATGCATCCCGACTGGGTGCGCGACTTGCTCGACCAGTGCGAAGCGGCAGGTACACCGTTCCTGTTCAAGCAATGGGGCGAATGGGCGCCGGGCGAATGCGCGACGAATACGCTCGACATGCGCACCGTGCAGGTGGCCGACTGGTTCGTCGATGACTGGAAATTTGACGCCATACCGGGAAGTAGCGAGTTCCACATCGATGATGAGCCGACGCTGTACCGGGCCGGCAAGCGCGCTGCCGGCCGTCTGTTGGACGGCGTCGAGCACAACGGTTTCCCGGAGGCCTCATGACCTGGGGCCACGACCAGCTGCAGGAGGACCTTGCCGCCCACCTACGCGGAAGCCGTGATCGAATCGTCTGGACGAACATGCAGCTCGGTCCATCAGGATCGCCGCGCCCAGATGTTTTCACGGTACCGAAGAGCTATAGCAAGTTCCGGCCGATAGCCTACGAATGCAAGATCAGCACCGCTGACTTTCGCCGCGATGTCACCAGCGGAAAGTGGCAGAGCTACCTGAAGTACGCATCCGGCGTGATCTTTGCGGCGCCGGCTGGGCTGATCAAGAAGGAGGACGTGCCGAATGGCTGCGGCCTAATCGTGCGCCACGATGAGGTCTGGCGCACTTTGAAGGGGCCGACACTACGCGCATTCGAGTCGCTGCCACATGAGGCGTGGATGAAGCTGATGATCGATGGGCTGGACCGCCAGAACCGGGAGCCGCAGCCGCGCAGTGCCTCGCCATGGCAGGCGGAAGCAGCGATCAGGAAGAAGTATGGCGACAAGATCGGTGGTGCCCTGCGTGACCTTAATGACGCGGAGCTTCGGCTTCAGATGGAACTGGTGAAGACTACGCAAACGACCGAGCAGCTGCGCGAGGCAGAACGTGAGCGGGCGAAGCATGCACGCCAGGTTATCGAGCGGGAGCTGGCCGAGGCGCGAACGGCAAAGCATGAGATCTGCCAGTTGCTTGGTTTGCCAGACGATGCTGCGGCATACCTGATATCTCGCGCCGCCACCGAAATAGTGGATCGCCTTAACGTGGATGAAGAGCTGAAGCGAGTGCGGCGCTCCCTGGAGTTGGCACAGCGAGCACTGGCGGATGGACTGAAACCACTTCCGGCACTCAGCGCTGGCGTGCCGCAACAACAGGCGTGCCTAATCGGCACCGATGACCCGGAGGCCCTATGAATTTGGACCAAGACCTGCAAGCCCCAATGCTCAGCAATGACGATGCCCGCCGGCGCGCGTTCCAGCTGATCGCCCTGCTCTACGGCCTGGCTGCGCTGGCAAACCTCTGGTGGTTGCTGTGAGTGCCCGCGACCCGCTTCCGGTCGAGACGCCAGCCGAAGCCGAATACCGGCAGGCGCGGCTGTTGCTGAAAGCGCAGGAGTTCGCCCACCCGGTGATCTGGCGCGGCATGCCCTACTTCATCCAGTCGTTCCGGCGCGATGAAGACCCTACCAGCAGCGCCTTGGTCACAAGCGTTTATTTGAAAGGCCGTACGGACCTAGTCCCGGCCGAGGAACTAACTTTGCAGGAGTTGCCAAAATGAATGATATTAATAAATTGGATGCGCCAGCACCTGCTGTATCAGTGGTTATGGTGGATGCTGAAGCTGATCTTCAACGCGTGTACGACATTTTCAGCATCGGGAAGGATGCGCGCAGCATCGGTGTTCTGCTGACCAACGTCCGCAACTGCATGCATTTCTTTGAACTGCTGACCGCCATCGAGCGCGAGTTCTTCATGGTGCACGGCGAGCCAGATGAAGACTACCCAGACGAGGAGCCGCAAGACGAATGCTTGGTCAATAGCTGGGGATCGACGGAAAGGGAATATATCGACCAGTTCCGCGCTGCTTTGGCAGCGAAGTCCGATGCGCGCTACCGCGATGGCTTTGGCGACGGCGCAAAGTTGGTCGAGGAGATCACCGCCGAGCGCGACGCTGCCCGCAATCAACTCGTCCAGCACGCAGCCAGCGTAGAGGCGGTGCCTGAGCCATTCAATCATTACGGCTTGAGCACTGAGCAGTTGCAGCAGTTGTTGGACGGCGGCCTGAAGCCCGAAGAGATATCGGGCGCCGACGATGTGCAACATGACCGCGTGCATGAACTGGTCTGGTGGTTTGCGCGCCTCACGCAAGGCAATGCCAATTCGAAATGGGCAGTGCGACATGCCTGTGAACTGGCGTACTTTATCGCCGCCAATGGTATCAACCGGAATATCGACCTGAAGGCAATCAGGGATGCGGCTTTCAAGGAGGGCGTCAACATCACGCCGGAAGAGCGCGGCACACTGGAGCGCATCGGCTTTACCGTACCTCCCGCTGCCGCTAAGGTAGCGCAGGGATTCCCGGAGCGCGACCTGACAAAGCCAGCCGAACAGCAAGGCATGTTTCGCAAGTTCGATGTACGGCGGGTGGATGGTAGCGATGCGCCCGGCGGTAAGCACCACGGTTGCCGCTACTTCGTGCTGGACATGGATCACGACATGCATGCAGGGCCCGCACTGGCAGCTTATGCCGAATCTTGCAGGGCAAGCCATCACGCGCTGTCGGATGAGATGATCGCAGAATTTGGTAGTCAGGTAGCGCAGGACAACGGGCGCGATGCGGCGCTGGGTAAGTTTCTCAAAGCACTTGAACAAATGGATTTCCATCAGTTTGCTATGCACCGAAATCCATGTTGGCGCATTGACGAGGACGGCCGTTTCTGTGGGCGAGACAAGGCATGGGCCGGACATCAGTCCGGATGGAAGTATGTATCGCTGAAAGATGCTATCGCCGTCATGGCCGCGCAGCAGGGCGAGAAAGGCGGTGCCCTGTGATTATCGACGACATCATGACCGACAAGATCACGCTACATGGCCTGGGCTTCGTGCAGGTGCAGCTGCCAGGAAATCAGCGCATCCACGTCTGGCACCCTGACCTTCCGCGCCGGAGTTGCTTCGAGCACTCGGCAATCCACAATCACCGGTTCGGCTTCCGGTCCATCGTGCTGGTCGGCGAGCAGATCAACATCCCGGTCGAAGTCATCCCGAACGAAGCAGGCTCACACATACTCTACCTGCACGAGGGCGCGCGCACGGCGAACGGCGGGCGGCCATGGGTTCCAGACGGCAGGGTCGACCTGGTAGAGCACGTCCCTGATTCCATCATGGCTGGGCGGCATTACCACGTGCGGCCGTACGATTACCATAGGACCGCCGCCGGCGGTAATGGTCAGGTTGCCACGCTGCTGACGAAAATACATGCAGGCTACTACGGCGCGCATTCCAGCTGCGCGGTGGATGTAGAGCCCGATGCAGACTTTGACCGCTTCCAGTGGGCGCCAAGTCGCCTGTGGGAAGTGGTCAGCGCAGTCCTGACCGGAGGTGTCGCATGAGCTCGGACAACGTAATCCATGCCTTCAAGCCAGCTGAACTGCCGGCGCAGACGCTGACCATCGAGAAGCCGCCAGCAGGAAAAAAGATGTACTGCCAGCACGGAGGGCTCCGAATTGACCCGCATGAGCGCAGCATCGCTTGCGCGGAATGCGGCCAAGTGCTCGACCCATTCGATTATTTGCTTACCAACGCGGCTACCATTAACCGCGCATGGCAGGACCATGGCTACGTGAAGCGCGAGATCAGCGACATTCAGGACCGCATCACCGAGCTGAAGAAGGAAGAGAAGCGCCTAAAGGCGCAGATCAAGCGAAGCGCCGACAAGATCACCGTCGTCGACGTACGTGGGAAAGGCTTGCTATGAGTGACGTGATGTTCTATGGCGTGCTGCGCATGCCTTACGACCTGGCAATGGGTGACGAGATCAGCCGGCTGCAGTTCTATCAAGTGATTCAACAGGCGGCGGATCGCGTGGAGCGCGCCGACGCACTGCGTACCGCCGTGGCAGCCTTCATCAAAGCCAAGGGTCGCTACCACACCGAGCAGGGCTACAAGGCGCTGGTTGAGGCGTTTGATGCCGGCACCGGGGAGACGCCGCCATGATGACCAACGAGACCGAGTACGACATCGTCGCCGAACTGGCGCGCAAAGTTGAGCGCCTGGAGTCGGCGCCAAGCACGTTCCTGACGCCGGAAGAAATCTCAGTGCTGTCGGGGCGCAAGAGTAAATCGCGGCAGATTGAAGCCCTGCGCGCAATGGGCGTACCATTCTTCATCAACGGCATCGGCCACGCTGTCGTGGCACGGTCGGCCGTCGAGGGTGGGAAATCCTTGGCGCCGGCAGCACCGAAGGCGAAATGGGTGCCGAAAGTTTTGCAAAAAGGATAGAAAATGGGCCGCAGCCCGACCACCAATAAACAACTGCCGAAAGGCATGCGCGCGCGCCGCCGGCCGAGCGGTGTCCACTACTACATGGACACCGGTGGCCGGCCGCGAGTCGAAGTTCCGCTCGGGAAGGATTACGTGCTCGCCGTGCAGGAATGGGCGCGCCGGACGTCGATGACAGCGCCGGCCGGCGCGCGAATCACGTTCAAGCACGTGGCCGACAAATACATGCGCGACGTGCTGCCGACGAAGGCACCCGGCACGCAGCGCAAGAATCTGGGCGAGCTGGCCAACCTGCTAAAGTTCTTCGGGGAGCCGCCGGTAGAACTCAACGAAATCGAGCCGGTGAACGTCAGGCAATATCTAGACTGGCGCTGGAAATCGTCGATCGAGCAGAAGGCGGCGGACAATGCCGAACGTTTGCGCTTGGGGCGCGCGGAAGTGGAGGTCACTGGCAAGGAAGGGCAGGTGCCGGCCAACCGCGAGAAGGCGCTGTTTTCACACATCTGGAACTATGCGCGCAACGCCGGCCTGACCACCCTGCCCAACCCGTGCGCCGGCATTCGTGGCTTCCGCGAGCTGGGGCGCGACGCCTACACCGATGACGCAGTCTACGACGCGGTGTGGTGGGTTGCTGACCAGGGCTTGCAAGATGCGATGGATATCGCCTACCTCTCAGCTCAAAGAAAGGCCGACGTGCTGAAGTTCGACCGAACTGACTTGAAGGATGATCAGCTGACCGTGGTGCAGAACAAAACGGGGAAGCGGTTGCGCGTCTCAGTCGAGGGGCAACTGGCGGCCGTTGTCGAACGCATCAATCGCAGGAAGGTGACCGGCCTCGCCTTGGTTTGCAATGAGAAAGGTGAGCGGATGACAGAATTCATGCTGCGCGGGGCATTTGACCGGGCCCGTGAAGCTGCAGCGACGGCCCGACCTGAGCTGGCAGAGGCTATTCGCGCCTTCCAGTTCCGCGATCTACGGGCCAAGGCGGCGACGGACAAGGAGGAGCGCTCCGGCATGATCGCAGCGCAAGACCAGCTCGGCCATACCACCACGACGATGACCGCGCACTACGTGCGCAACAGACGCGGTAAGCTCGTCAAGCCGACAAAATAG